GGATGAAGAAAAAGTTACTAAAACTTACGGAGGTCATGTTGTAATTCGTGATAAAACTACTGGAGCGTATCATGCGATCAATGTACCAAATAAATGGCGTCTGCGTCTTTACGCCATGAAAGCTGCCTAATCTATGAACTCCCTCATCCAACAAGTTTCCGAGACGATTGGAGTTCTTCCAGACTCTCGCGATAAAGAAGCTCAAGTTCTCGCGTGGCTAAACCGCGCAGCCGTGATGATCTACGACCAGTATGATCTGCCCGGCTCTGTGTTTGAGCAGTTCTTCTGCGTCGACAACAACAAACACGTCATCACGTTTCCGTGGTATGTAGGTGCGATTCGAGGCGTGCGCTGGCACGATTCGTCGCGCCTCGTGACCACGCGAGACATGAGGCCGCGATATCACGCAGTGCCTTGGACGCAGCCTTATTTGCAATGGCGCCAGATTGCGCCCACGCCGCTGCATACCCCGCTCGTGAATAGCGGTCTGTTGACCTTTCAGCTCACGCTGCCCGAGACTGAGCCATTTGACATTATCGTCAACGGCCAGACTCCTCAGGCCGCGAATGTCACAGAGATCATCTCGTTCGCGCCCGGCGACCTGATCAAGACCTCCGTGAACATGTTTGAGCCAGAGAGTCCTTTTGGCGTTAAGTCGCTCAAGAAGACTATCTTCACAAAGAGCGATGTGGTTGTGCGTCAAGGCACGACGCAAGAAGAGATTGGGCGCATTCCCAATAACCAACTCTATGCCTCAAACATCCGCGTACAGATTCTTGATTGGAATGCAAGCACGCCTTTTATCCTGGGCGAGGATTGCGTTGAGGTGCTATACAAACAACGCTTCTCTCCGTTCGTCAACATCGACTCAATCTGGACCGACGAGCGTCTCGTGCAAGGTCTTGTCTATGGCGTAAAGTATATCTTTGCCGTCGAGAAAGAGAAGATGGACGTGGCATCTGTCAGCAAAGACATGATGGAGCAGATTTGCCGTGGCGTGTGTGAGAACATGGAAAGCGGCCAAGAGCTAATGATCCAGACTGAACGCCACGCGTCGCAAGACGCCGCGATCATGTTCCCAGTCTGGCCTTTGGTGCAGGGAGGAGTGCGTAATTTATGGTAATCTCTAGGACAAATTGGCTTGGCGGCATCAATCAGCTCTCGGACATTACGAAGCTGACTGAAAACGAGTATTGGATTCTTATCAATGCTCGCGTGCGCAAGAATGTCGTCGAGGCTGTGCAGCTTCCTCTGAACGTCTCGGCGGATTTGCCCGTCGGCCAGACCTTTCAAGACATTACGGCCGCCGGGGATCTTCTGATTGCGTTCGTGGGCGGCAAAGCCTACTATAAAACGACAAGCGGTAATTGGGTTCTTATTGCGACTTTCGCAATGAACTCAGTGCAGCCTCGCGTTTACACTGCGCTTGTGCCCGCGTCGACGATTCGAGCCGTCCGTGGCGCTACGTCATCGACCGGCACACTCACGCTCGGTGGCCCAGTCGGAGCGTCACCCAGTGCGCTTGTTGTGATGGATGGTGTCGCACAGCCTTGGATTATTCTGCCTGATGGTTCTGCTCGTGTGACACAGACCTATGCGCAGTGGCTCTCAAACGATCCTGAATATGTTCCAGTCGCCAATTATCCTGTTTTCTACAACGGTGTTTTGTATGCTGTGGCGGCGGAATCTTCTACTTCGCAAAAGAAGAATCAAATCGTGCGCTCAGTTACTGGAGCGCCTTTGAACTTCGTGATCGCAGTCACGCCTGCCGGGGATAAAACCTCTACAAACGAATCCGAGGGCGGAGCTTTGGCGATGGCTACGAATGTTGACTATAACGACATCACTGCGCTCTCGACGCTTAACTCTATCGACGGCGGTTTCTTCGTTGGTACACAGAACTCCGGCTATCTTGTTTATCCGGACTATAACAATCTGATCTATGCGGAGCCTACTTTCCGCAATCAGGTTATCTCTTCGATTGGGCCGCTAAATCCCGATTCTGTTGTGGACGTGCTAGGGGATGTGGCATTTGTTCATGACACCGGAATCAGGAGCTTCAACGGGATCATGCAGTTCCGATATGAGGGTCGGAATGCACCCTTTAGCGGCCCAATCAATTCCTTAATCGACGGCATCACGCAGACTTCTGCGGCCACAGGCACGCACGATAACTATGCGTTGTTCGCCGTCACGACGATTTACGGCAATGGCATTCTGTGGTTTGATATGCTGTTGAATAAGTTCGTCTCTCTTGATATTTATCCCAGCGTCGGAACTATTCTTAAGTTTGCTTCTACGTTGGATGGTGGAAAGAGATACACTTACTTCATGACGGCGACTGGGATTTATCGCTTGTTCGGATCTGCGGAAAGAGCCACAGTCACGCTCTATGGATCAGAAGTTGCGCCGTCTGATGATACGAAGAGTGTGCGCTTGCAGACTCTGCGCGCTGGCTTCAACAACATCGTCGAAGGTGGAACTGTAGAGGCGTCGTTGTTCGTTAATGGGCAATATGTCAGCCGTAAAGTTGTGCATATGACGTCGCTGCCATATAACAAAGCCAACAGCTCAAGCATTCCTTACAACGGCGGCTTGACCGAAGGCGTGTTCAACACGGCCGAGTTTAACTTTATGGACGTTTGCCCCGAGGGCGATCGTGTGGGCGTGATGATGCGCTTTGACACCGACGGCGCATTGGTCTCCGTGTCGGGCGACGTGCAAGAAAGCACTGTGTGGCCGAAGGTTAATGCGCTTGGGGCTGTGATCTCGACCGAGTATGAGACTTTTGCCGTGATTGGGAATGATGGCATTCCTGATATCGTCGGTGGAACTACGCCGCCAACATTTACCGCCGAAGAAGTTTCGCGGCGCAAGGCTCTCAATAACGCGATTAAGCGCATCACTGGCCTGACAAACGTCATCGGCACCGGCAATCATAACTATGGTCTGCCGTTTGGCGGATTCGGTCCGGGCACAGTGGGCGCATTGGCTCAAACCATCACGCCTTTCTGGGATGCTTTGAAGAATAAGCTCTTGTTCGTACCGGGCACCGAAGATAATGACTCGGCCGCGGGCAGTCCGTTGTTTGATTATCAACAACATCTGCGTTACTTCCAGCACACGACCGAGCACGTTGACATCTTCTTGATCAATACTGGTCTCGATACTACATTCTTCCAGACTGAGATCGACAACGCCTTCACGCCGCCTCAGACTCTGGCGGACAGTGTGCAGTTTCAATGGCTGCGTTTGGCTCTGGCTAATAGCACTAAGAAGCATAAATGGGTTGTTCTGCATCAGCCTCCGTTCACGAGCGGCAATGACTACTATAGCGCTACGAATCTTAATCCTGCATTGGCCTTTATCCAATCTGTGCCCTTTAAGAACTGGGGCGCGACTGTCCTCTTGGCTGGAACTAGCGCTTTGGTTGAAAGGCTTGACTGGAATGGGCTACCCGTTATTATCAGCGGCGCTGGCGGCAAGTCTCTTACTACCGTACACAATCCTCCCATTGCTCAATCGCGCTTTGCGGCCGCCGAAGGAGCTTACTGGGAAGCTATCGTGAGCAAGCTTTCGGTTGAGTTTGTTTGCAAAACTGCAACTGGCTCAATTCTGGATAGGTATTTTCAACCAGTATGAGTTGCGCTATCAACGCCGTAAAGCTTTTCGAATGGGTCTTGCAGCATCCCGGGCGCGAGAGTTGTTTCGGAAAAGCTTCCGACGTTGACATCGTCATGCATTGTGATCGGATTCTTAAGAATGAAAACAATGAGTTGTTTGTTCTTGAGAAAGAGAACGAAACCCCTTTGATCGTACTATGGTGCGAGCTTGATAGTGAACGTAAGAACATACACATTCTGAATATTCTTGGCGACCATGGCTCTTTATTCCAAGCCGTCGGGGCGTGGAATGCACTTTATCCCGGCTGGACTGTGAGCGGTGCGCGGCGCAAGAGTAAGAAGAATGTGCAGTATAGAATTTCAGACTTCGTAAAACAATGAACACATTTGAGTTTAATCTCTCTAAAGTTCTCAGCCACTCGATGGTCTGGGAATCTTCTCGTCTTGAAGTCGACAATGATATTCCTCTGGGATATTATCGTAACGGAGGCTCGCCAGCCGCAACGACTCAAGAATCTATGGCTGAGGTCATGAAGGCTTATCGGGAAAACATTATCCCGATGATTCAACAGCAAGTCGCTGCTGCACGGCAGTATGAGCCTGAGATGCAGAAGTTGCGCGAAGAGATTTCGCCGCGCGAGCAGGCATTGAATGCACGGTTGTATGAGCAGTTTGGGCCTGAGTTTGCGCGCATTGGATCTGACATTGCCCGGCAGAATGCACAGGCTCAAGCTGAGACTGATCTCGGGATCGTGAGTGGCACCGGCCGAGAGCTTGTGCGTGAGGCCATGCGTACTCAGCGTGAGGCTGATCCTGAAGCTTATCGTGCGCGTGAGTTGGCTCTGGCGAATCTTGAACAGCTTCAAGGCTCGCTGACTGATCCCAATGCAGGCTTGAGTGGGGCTGAGCGCGCTGAGATTGATAGGTCAATGGCGCGTGAGAACTTTGCGCGTGGTGTTGGAGCGACCCCGACGGCGACTTCGACTGTCTCGAATGCGATGGCCTTTGGTGGCGCGGGAGAAGCACGAAAGCAACAACGTCAAAGTGCGATTGCTAATGCTGCTCAGTTGGCTGCTGGCTCAGTGCAGCCTTTGTCGTCGCGTATTGATACCTTCCAGCTCACGACTGGTCGCCCCTCGATCAATCAAGGTGAGGCTCGCACGGGCGCTGCGCGTGAGGTCGGACAAGAGTCTAACGCGATGGGCATGAATCTGTTTGGCAACGCGAGTCAGATGCGTCAGCAGGAGAATCAAATCAATGCTCAACGCAAAACTGCGCTCGATCAGTTCTCGCAGGTCATGGGTTCTTTGCCGTCTTGCTGCTGGACTTTTGCAGAGGCTTATTACGGCTGGGAGAATATCCCCGATGCTGTGAAGGTGTCGCGTGATTTGCACTATACGCCGCGGATTCGCGAGGGCTATCGGATGATGAGTCGTTTCTTGGTGCCTCGCATGAGGGAATCAAAAGTCTGGCGCGCGGTTGTTAACGCCCTTCTCATCAAGCCGATGACCGCTCATGCTGAGTGGTATGTCAATGGCAAAGGATTTGGATGGATATTCAGTCCGCTCCAGAAAACTTATCTCGCTCTGTGGGATTACTACGGCGAACGCGCTGGCGTTCCTGCCGCGGTGTTCAACTTAAGGTTGGCCGCTGGGCCGTGGAACTCTGGCATTTACCCGCACTGACATTTGTCCCGCCACATCATCACGACTTTGATGGTAAGTTCTTTAAGCTCTTTGGAAAAGGAGTAATCAACAAAGGTCACATCACCAAGATGTGGCCTTTCTTTGATTTCAGACTTTATAATATTCGCAAGGGCGAAAGACACTGGCTACAAAACGACAACCTTCCTTTAATTTTCGTAAACATTCAGAAACATACTGGCGCTGTGACAAGTGCTGGTGAGAACTTTGTAGAATAAATATTATGGCTAAAGACATCATGAGTTACGCTAGGCAGAATGTTGCACAGGCTCGCTATGCGAGACGGCCTTCTACTACCCCTCAGCGTCGTGCGACTATTGATCCGACGTTGTTCTCGGGAAAGAAAGCTGCTGCGGGCGCGCCTCTGGCGTCTCGTCCGATTGAAGGCGGCCCTGCTTTGCCTTCGCCGCAGGAATACAATCCGATCATTGATGCCGAGAGCGGAGAAGATCCTAATGCGCCGCGGGTCGAGACTCAGCAGCCTATTACTCAACGGGGAGTCGATCCTCGGTTTATGATTCAAGGCGGCGGTCCTCGTCTTGATTTTAGTGGATTAGTTCCTGAACGCGCTAATCCTAACTATGATCCTAGCAAGGCCATCGGTGGCGAGAATGTGCCTTATAAACCCTCAGGATTTTTTCGTAGCTTCCTAGGCGATCCATCGAATCGCATGAACATTGAGGCCCAGCAGGCTCAAGGGGCTGAGTGGCGTGCGGATGCTAAGGCGGCAAAAGAGCGAGCTGAACGTAAGCAAGATCTTGAGGATGAGATTGCTTTGCGTGAGAAAGGTCCCCAGCGTCGGTTTGATATTGAGCAAAAACGTTTAGCAGATAAAGAAATTCAAGATGAGATTGAACGACAAAATGCCATTGATCTTGCGCTTCTTAAAGAAGGTAACGAAGATGTTCTCAGAGATGCAGACATGGTTCGTAGGGAAGCTGCTGACGCCGCTAAACTAGCTCTTGAAGAGCGTAGAGTAGCCGCTGCAGAAGCCTCCGTAAAAAAACCTCGTTATCAGGGTATCGGAGATGGATTGTTCCAAACTCCTGAAGGAGACCTTGCCGTATTTCAACCTGAGGTAATGCGCATTTCTGATGCAATGCCCGGTCGGCCTGCTGGATTCCGTATGCTTACTGGCGAGGGCTCAAAGCCGCCGGCTCGTTCTATTGGCGATGTAGAGGTTGATAGACTTACCAGTAAGCCTATTGTCAAACCGCCTCCGCCTGCACCTGAAGTTCCTAACACGGCTATTGTTCCACGTTTTATGCGTGGTGCAGGTGAAGCTTTTGGCTCAGCTGCTACTACCGCTACAGATCCTTTGCGTGCTTTAGGAACTGACATTTATAAGACTTTGTTTAGTTCTGGAGCACAGCAAGATCCTGATGTTCTTAAACGTATGAAGGCACGTGAGGCTGCTCGAGGAACTGAGAATGTTGTTGATTACGGTCCTATGTTTTAATTTATATGACACAAGCACAATATCAATGGCTGAAGAATAACGGATATGATCCGACCGTCTACGATGTAGATGATCAGGGTAATATCTTTGAGAATCCTGTACAAAAGAAAGAAGTAATGTCGCCGCTTCGAGCGGGGCTTACTTCGTTTGCGGGTAGTGTGTTGCCTACTGGTGGCGCTATGGCAGCAAGTGCTCCGTTTATGCCGCTTGCTGCAGCCAATCCTTTGGTAGGCGTTCCAGTTATGCTGGGTGCTGGTCTTCTGGGTGGTTATGGAACAGGGAAAGCTCAGCAGGCTGTCTTAGAAAACTATGCGCCTGAGGCTTTGCAGCAGATGGCTCAAGCAGAACAAGATCAGCCTATCTATTCGTATCTAGGCGGCTTTGCTCCGAATGCGCTGGCAATGCGTCCGTCAATTAAAGGGCTGAGTGGTTTGTTGCGGCCTGCTACCGGAGGCACTGCGACTCTACGAGAAGCTTTATCTAAGCCTGAGTTCCTTGCACCTGCTATGAATGTAGGGGCGAATGTCGCAGGCTCAACCGCCGGTCAGCTTGTTAACATGAGCGAAGGCGGCGAGTTTTCTGTGCCTCGTTTTGCAGCTGACGTTGCGCTTGGATCATTGTTCAACAAACCTACTGCACTTGGTAGAGCTATTGGTTTTCAGGATCTTCCTGAGAATGCACGACTTCCTGATCCTGATCTCGCTGAGGCTCGTGCGCGAAAACAAACCGTACCTACGCAAACGGCTGAAGTGCTTAGCCCTGAGAGCGTTGGAGTTGGTCAACAGCGCAGAGCTCTTAATGCTCCGAGGTATGATGAGTCTGGTCGTCTACTTAATCAACCTTTTGCTGATGTTGAAATTGACATCTCTCCAGAAGGTGTTGGTCGTCAGCCAGGTGCTCTTGAACGACCTTTTATTGAAGCTGAGCCTGCTCAACGACAACTTCCTAATGAAGGTCGTAAACAACTTGGATACAATCCAGAAGAACGTAAGGCTTTTATTGCCGAGAAAGCTGACGAATCTTTGGAGAACGCTTTCAAACAGATTGAAGGTCCTACTGAAGGTGAAGTTGTTTCTGGTCGCCCCGGTGAAACTGTTCTTACAGAAGATGCAAAGGCTGCTCAAGATCTATTAAACGAAGCTAAGCAGAGTGGTAATCAGGAAAACATAGCAGCCGCGCAAGAGATCTATGATGATATCTCAAAGCGTTTTTCTCGCGCGGGTGAAGAAGCTTCAAACAGCATCACGCAAGAAGACATCAATCGTGCGAATGCGATCGCTAATCGTCGCGGCTTGAAGATTGAACTAGAGCGCACTTTTGCAGACGATGGTCAAGAAGTGCGTGGTATATTTTTGGTTGATAAGAAGACTGGTGATAGAGTCATTCGCATCAATCCATTTATGGCCACGGCTGATACGGCTATTCATGAGATCGGTCATGATGTATTTAGAGGCGTGACGAATAAAGGAATGCGCCGCTCGCTGATGGATACTGCTCTCGATTCTCCAGCATACAAGGCTGAGCTTGCAGCGCGTCAGGATGAAGTTCGGGCGGGCAAGATCACGCAAGAGCAAGCTAACGACATTGCGCTCGAAGAAGGACTTATTCAGGCGTTTGGTGAGAGACTGCCGAATGTTAATCGTGGCGAGTTGCGCGCTTGGTTTGCTGCGTTCAAAGCAAATATTAAAAGAATAGCCACAGGCAAGATGTCGCCCGAAGACGCTCTTGCTTGGATGGACTATGCGACCACTGAGGCTGTGCCTTGGAAGGGTGTTGCTGTGGCGAAGACTGGTGATGTTGGAGAAGAAAGGATGCAGCGGGGTGAAAAGCCTCCTGAATTAAAAACTTTAGAGGCTCAATTAAAGCAAGCTCAAGAAGCTGAAAGAGATTACAAGCAACAAAATCCATACGATCGAGAAGGTATTAAAGCTTTAGAAGCTGACTCAAAGAAAGCGATGAATGCTTACTTTGAGAAATATCAAGCTTACGAAGAAGCAAACCCTAAATATCCTGGGATTGAAAATGCGCCGGAGTTTTTGCCTAGCGAAGATAAATACTACAGAAGCTTTCAAGATCCCGCTGATGATCAAACTGGCTTGCGTCATATGGCGCAGGGAAAAATTTGGCCTGACGCATTCGTAATGGAGATTGAATCACCTCGCGGTGTTATAGATGCTAATAACAATGCTCTTCGTGGACGTTTTAAGCCTGAACAAGTTACTAAAATTATCCATGATGTTGACTCGTTTGAACCTTATCCTCACGATTACATAGCGGAATTGAAGAGTAAGTATCCTAACGCTGAGATTGTTGACGGCGTTTTGAATGATCGTGAAGATGGTTATAGAATACTTGGGCCTGCCAAGAGTGAGCCTTCTGCGGATAGTTCTGACATCCGTTATCAACGCGGTCCTGTCGGCAAAGCCGCCGATGCAGTCAAAGGCCGCATCGACAAAACACTCAGCGAGATCGACCAGATCACACGGCGCGGCGGCATTTATGAAACCGTCGGTCGCGCAATGACTCGTGCGTATAACACCGCTGACTCAATGCTCGGTAAGGCTCGATCGCTTGGGACTTCTATCTCCAAGTTGAGTTATAGCGACGCGGCAAAACTTACTTCGCATCTGTATAACGAATATAGGAATCAACAGTTGATTACACCTGCGCCTGCGATCGCGGCGGCTTATAATGAATGGCGCACACAGGCTAAGCCTTTCTGGGTCAATGAAGCCAACAAAGCTGGTCATCAGATTCGTAGCGGCAAAGGTTTGCGTGATCGTATTGAGAGCGAGTTTTGGCTGCCTGGTCAGAAGGAATCTGACGAGGTTCGAGACATCCTAGCATCTAAAGTTGGAACTCCTGAATATCAGAAACTCAAGGATGACTATCTGCGCGACGCGACGGATGATTATCTGTCTAAAGGAATGCAGCAGAACAAGGCGCAAGAAAAAGCTCTTGCAGACTTTGAAGAAAGGCGTGCGCTTATAAATCAAAATTTTGATCCTTCTGCCCCGGCAACATTTGCAGGTGCTCGTAAGCCTATGGGTCGGCCGCTTCCGGAAAGCTGGATTGAGAAAGACTTCCGGAAAGTGTTTGAGAATTACAATCGACGTTCGGCTAAGGACTATGCCTCACAAGAACACTTCGAGAAGTCGCCAGAAATTATGGCGGCATTGGGTTCGAAGAAGTTCTTTAACGATCAAGATATCCCAGCAAGCGTGTTGCAAAATACGGATGTGATTGCGCCTGATCCTAGCGTGCAGTCTGTAATGCGTGAGTTTAGCGGACAGCCTTTGCAGATGCCCGGTAAAACAGTGCGTTCATTTGGCTCTATGGCTAGTGCTCTTGCGTTGCAGACTATTTCGCGTATCGGCGACGTGGGCGGCACAATCACGAAGCCTCTTGCTTATATTGGGCTTGGTGATTACGGTGCTTACATGGGTGGAATGGCTGAGAAGCTTAGTAATTGGAGCAAACTACAGGCGCGCTCGATCGAGTCTGGTTTGAATAATCCTAATGCGCATCAGAACTTTCATCAAGTTGTTGGTATGGGTGAGGATGCTGGTAAGTATATGCAGAAAGTTTTGGACGGGCTTGGGTTTATCACAGGATCAAGCAAGCTAGAGTCTGTTGCACGCACGCTGGCTCAGGCACAGGGCGAGATGATCGTGAGCATTAACAAGCGTAAGGCAGCCACGGGCGACAAAGACGCTGTGCGCTTTCTGGATACACTCAACAGCGACTGGCGCACACAATCAGACATGGATCTTGCGGCACAGTTTGGCCGTATGATGCAAGGTTCTTATGATATGCGTCAGTTGCCCGCTTGGTTCCTTGAAGGTGGTGCCGCACCTTACTTGACATGGAGCAAGTGGAGCATGGGCCAGATGAATAACTTCCGCAAGTTTGCGGTCGAGCCTGCGATGCAAGGTAACCTTAAGCCTCTGATTGCTCAAGTGCTTGTTGGTATGGCTGGCGGCGGAGCTATTGAGCAGATTCAGGAATGGCTCAATAACAAGGAATCGAAGGCTGTTAATTGGAGCGAGCTTCAAAGCTGGGCTGAGCAGAATGAAGGAACTATCGGCACTGATGGTGGCGAATTGCTTCTACAGAAATTGATGATGATGGCCCAGAAGACAGGTACGTTTGGCTTTGCGGGTGATCTTGCAATGATGCCAATCAATGCTTTGGTTGGAGATACTCAATCGGCAGTGGGAGTTTTTCCTGCCGCTGAATTGGCGACAGACCTTGCGAAGAATCTCGCTGGAGCCATAACGGCGATTGACAAGGGCGAAGATGTTGGGCTTGTGCTGCAACGCTTTGGAGAGAATGTTATTGTCGGAAAGACTCAGATGCTGCGCGTCGCCAATAACTGGGTAGACGAGATTGCGAATGAAGGTACGGAAAATCTACGCAGTGCTGATCGGCGCAAGATGCGGTTGTTTGAAGAGCTGAGTGGAACTGGTCGGTCGAATGGAATGTTCCCTGTGAGTTATGAGAACCTTGCAGAGCAGGAGTTTGAGCGTGGTTCTGTGACAGAGAAGACCGGCGAAGAGGCATTTGAGTTAGTGAAAACTGCCCGTGAAAGCGCAACATCACGAGAAGATTATGCGAGCCGGATTAGGAAGTATAAGACAAGTCAGAATCAGATCATGCCTTCGTTGGAAAGGCAGCCGATGAAAGCAGCGAGATATCTGAGCTTTGTCGAAGGCGCAGAGGAAGGCGCTGGGGCTGAGACGATGAGACGGTATCTAACGAGAGAACAAGAGAACAAGTATCGAAAGAGTTTGATAGAAGGAATGAGTGGATTGAGATAAATAAAAAACCCGCCCTGTGATAAGCAGAGCGGGTTTTCTTTTTGTTAGGGTTTCTCTTCCTCAAGTTTCTTCATTACTATTCCGCCGCCACAGGCTGCATAGCCCGCGAGATCGTGCCAGTTCTCCATGTTCTTTGGATTGGCCATCAAGCGTGCTGTTTTGAAGAGGCACATCATGATGGCAACGTCGACGGAGTTGAGGTCTTGTGAGGCTGGCTCACATTTGCTATTGTGCAAATAGACATTCCAAAGCTGTGAGATAACGCGGAAGTTATCCTCAGCGTCGCCATGGGTCACGTTGCGGTCTTTGCAGACAAAGTTTCTTACAGTCTCAAGAAACTCTGCGCGGCGGTCGGCGTTGGTTTTTTCTGGTCTGTTGGCTTGTTGGTTGGTGGTTGGGATGATACCAATTCCTACGTTCATCGTTGCTTGACGCAGGATCTCTTCTATCTTTGCTTGACGCAAAGAATCTTCTTTATTATTATTTTGCAGCATAGTATTCAATGTTGTTTTCTTTGACACGGCAGATTCTATCCATTGTGGTGAGGTCATCGAGGACTCTAGTGAGTTCATCGGGTGTTTTGAGGGATTGATAGAAACGAACGAAGATAGATTTCTTTGTAGATCTATGTGAGGTTTTGATAAAGCGCCAGATGTCTTCTGTGATCTTTGCACTCTCATTGCGGCCCATGCCGACGAATGGGATATGCATATCTTTTTCGAGATTGGCGAGGTGCGCCGTGGCTTTCTCTGCGTCCTCGCGAGTGACGGTCATATCCAACGTCCGCGCGAAGTGTACGGCAAAGAGGATCTTCTGATGATGAAGATTCTTGCGGCCATAGTATTCGTCCAGCATTGGATGTTTGTTCGTGTGGACTAAAGAAGGATGAAGTTCGAAGTGATGGTGGATGTATTCTTTGGCTTCGTCGTTTAGAACCAAAGGGCCATATAGTTTCGATAGTTCCCTAATGTAAGATTGCAAGCGAAGTTTAGCCGCTTTTTGTTCCTCGTTAAGCGGGGGAATAGAATAAAGATGGAAACGCTTTTCAACGCCGTAAACGATAATCGTTCGAGCCATAAAACCGTCCGAGAGAATATCTTGATTCTGAAGACTTTGGAACTTTCCGAGCGTTGTGTTGCCCAAGAGACTGATGCACATATTCGTGCAGAAGTCTGTGTCGCTATGCTTAAGTTTTCGGACGTACTTTCTTCCACCGTTATAAGCTTCGAGAAGAAAGTCTGAAAGTTGTTCGGCATTTTTCTTAAAGATTGAGGTTAGTTCGTCGAGGATGAATACGAGGGAACTGTGATGATAGGCTTTTCTTCTGTTCTGTTCATCAACATAGCGATGTAAATACGCAACGCGAGAAGTCTCTTGCGTGAATTGCTCGAACGTCGTGCTGTTCGGAGCGATGTAGATAAGAGGCTGACGTGCGCCTTTGCGGTTGTCTGAGGCATCTTCGCCAAGGAGTTCTGCGGCGAGATCATTCTCTGGAGTCTTGATCTCTGCGGGGATTTCGAGGAGCTCTTTCATCGGACTCGTAATGAGAGATTTACCCGCCGAAGCGGGTCCGATGAAAGCGATGTATTGATTCGGAAATACTGCGTGGAAGTCTAAGTCACCGAACCAGACGCGCCTTTGAAGGGCGGCGCCGATCATGAAATAAAACGCAGCGTCAACAAACGGCTGCGGGCTTTGTACGTCTTTTGTGTACAAGCACCAGTCTTCATATAGGCTCATGCAAGTATGCGAGTCTTACAGAGTTCTTGCGGATTTGTAGTGTGGTGATTACGTCGAAACCTTCTAGCTTCTCAAGGTTCGGATCGAACTCGCTGGGAAGATGAGTCTCATGTACAATAACGACCGAGGGCGGCGGCAGGTTAGGCGGCCACTCTTTGATCTTCTCCCGGATCGCATTCGTGATCTGGGTTATTCGGTCGTTCGTCTGACGCATAAAGCGGAGGGAGCTTTTCTTGGGCCGAGTTTAGGCGAGGTCTCTCATGCCGTTGGGATTCTCTTTTAAATACTTACCCCAGTTCTTTCCAGCTTGGGCCTCAGATTTCATGGTGAAGTTCACTCCGTCTCGGCCGGTAAGTGAGATCGCGAGGCATTCTTGCATGAGCTTCGCCGTGTCGTTGACAATCCCATCTGGAACCAGCGCCAGAAAAGAGTCATGTTTATTGTTAATCGCCGGTAATGTTTTGAGCGGTCGCTCGTTGTTATAGCGGTTGACTGCGAGGTGTGTGATACAGCCCACGGTGGACTGAGGAACCCACGAGATGCCTTCCCTGATATAAGAGTCAGTAATAGTACGCTCGAACCTGCGTGGATATCCAAACAGATTACGGAGCTGACGGTTAGTTCTAATCTGAAATTCAATTTCATCTTGCCATTCTATGATTTCGGGAAACAGTGACGCGAAGAAGCCAAGGAAGACTTTGCATTCTTGGAGACTGAGGGTAAGAGTGCCATGACTCTGCTTGAGGGTTTGAAGTTGAAAGGTCCGCTCACGCATTCTGTAGGAGGAAGCATGGCAGACCATCTTGCCGATCTTGTATTCCTTGTCGGAGGATTTGATTGCTTTGTCGAGAGGTTTCCAATCGGGGTCTTTCTTGAGTTCTGTCGGACTTAAGCTTTTCCAATAACTCGGCGACTTCCCCGCGAGAGGCCATTCGTTCTGCATCTGCTCGCAGAAGATATGCAGCGCGATGAAGGTATGAGGTTTGATGCCCACGTTGAAGAGTTCTCTATAACGCCCCGGTCGCGTAAGGTTGGCGACGATAAGAGCCTCGGCGCCGCTTTGATCGCACTGTACGAATGTCATCCCCGGCGGGGCGATGTAGATATCGAGAGCTTCTTTGTCGGGATTCTGGAGATTCGCTCCGTAGTCGCCTAGGAATTGTCCAGAGGCTAGACGAAAGCTTCCTGTCCCGGCGACCTTAAGCGAGGTCAGGCAGTGGATGTGTGGAGTGGGCATAGTTATTCGCAAGAATAAACCTCTTTAGAGACTTTCAGATCCGATGGCCAGTCCATAGCTTTGTGAAAGCTATCGTCGAGGATCATGACTTTATTCGTGGGCTGTGCGGTGATGCGCCCGTTGTCGAGCTTGATAAAGAGGAACTCTTTGTTTTGCTCGGGATCGTCACTGAAGCCGTCGTCGAAGGGCGCGGCGGTGAAGAGATAGTCGCCGTGATAATAGTCACCATCGCAATTAGCCATACAACGCTGGCTGCGAAGATAAGTGTACTCAATGGTCTCGAAGTTCCAACCATAGCAATCCCAGCGTTGAGATTGTTCAAGAGGCCATTCGCTGGGGAGTATATCAGAGCCGAAGTATAGCGCATGGAGCGGAAGGTTGCGATAGATCGCTCCGTTCTCTAGCAATACATGACAGCCCCATGCGCGGCCGGGCGTTGAGGTTATGGCGAACCATATCGCAGGCATGTAGCCTTGCTTATGTTTATGTGTGAAAGCTGTGTCTACGTTTAGGTAGAGATGCTTGGGTAGGTTTTTTGTGAACATATTTTTGGGAGATTAAACGTCATCGCGCCATCCGACAAACGACGCATTGAACGGGCGACCGTCGTCGGTGAGGTTTAGATATTTGATTGTTGCTTTCTTTTGGAAGTGATAATTTGGGGTAATGAATTCCTCACGCTCTTCGTCGGTGAAGCCTGTGCCTACTTCAAAGCTTACGCCTCTGTTGGTGATGAACTTAAGCGCGCCTAGTTTGCCTTTGCACTTGCCTTCGTCAGAGACGACGCGCCCAATGCACTGGAACTCGTCGTCGAGGAAGGCTTTGCGCTTCTGGAGATTCATCGTCGAGCGTTCCTTTGTGCCTTGAGGCATATACGAACCGAAGACGCTCTTGAGCATTTGGCCTTCGAATTGTTGCTTGAGATATTCTTCGTAACACTCGTCGAGTTCAATGCGAGTCTTGCAAATAGACCACGGAATCATTTCTACGCCGACGCCAGTAGATTCCTTGATGATCTTCTCAAGCAAGAGCATTCTCGTAAGAGCATTGTACTTCGGCTCTACAATATCGAACGCATAGAAACTGATATGCTTTGCGTCCTCGCCGGGCAGAATGCGATTTACGCCCACGGCGGCATTGATCTTCTGCAGGCTCATGCCATGGCAGTATAGCTCGCCGTCGATAATATAGTCGTTAAGCGGCGGCGGAAAGATACCTTCCAAGACAGCATCATTCCACCGCTTGCCATCTCTTGAATAAAACCCTTGACCGGGAATGTACATGCACCTCAGGCCATTCAGCTTGGGCATCGAGACCACGTGGCCGAACTTCGAGGCGTCATAAATCCCAGCGCGCATAAAGGATGCGGCGATTTGTGGGTCTTTTTCTTTTGTATCTTTTGTCATAAACTTAATATTCCCAAATCCACTGTTGAAATCCTAACATACCTTTCAGCTTAACCATACGACGCATCTCGAAGATTACGTCGATGGCGACGTTCTTCGGATGCTTGAGTTTGATCTTATAAAGCGCATCCCCGGCGACACTCGGCGCGCCTTTGTCTGTTGTTTTCTCGGGCTTGTATCTTAACTGCTGATGCAGATACTTCACGACCTGATCCGGGCTGCCGGGATTAAGGTCGAAGCCGACGAGGATTTTGAGGATTCTATTTAACTGCTTATAGCGTTCTTCGCAGCGTCGTACGATGTATCCGCGCTTGACAGGATCGAAGTGCATTCCGTGGAGGGACATGAAGGCGTAGTCTGCGAGAGATCGACTGGCTTGATCGACAGAGTCTTGAAGTCCAGCGTCGTTTCGGATGAGGTTAATTTGACCATAGTAAATTTCTCGGAGGACAATAACGTCTTTAACGTTGTAAGCGCGGAGCTGCTCAAATTGTGCTCGATTGCGAGGATCAAAGTTTCCTGCTTCATCTTTATGGAAGGGTCTGTTGCTGTAAAGAGTGGCTTGATGGGCCAGAGACTTCTCAGCCTCCGGAAAGATTCGATGGCCTGCGACCATGGTGTCATAGATGTCATGGCCGAAAGGGATCTTGTAGAAGGCGGCGAGGAAGCATAGGTCGAAGAGGGCGTTGTGGATTACGACACGGCGTTTCTTTAGTTCTCTAATGAAGCGAGCAAAGAAAACCACACCGACATTAAGATTGCCGCCCCAATCATACACAGGAACAGAATAGACAGGACTCTCGCCACACGCAATGGCCAAGCAGGTGAGTGTGTTGGTCTTTGGATGGGTCTCAATGTCGAAGAAGATTGGACCTTCGAAGTCGAAGACACTTGTGCATTCGGCGGCGCGTTGACAGATGACGGTTTGGGGTTCAGGTTGAACTTTTTCGGGGTCATAAGTTAGGAGTTTCTTGATGTCTTGTGCGAACCAGAAAGAGTAGTTACTGCGCTTCGTGGGGCTTGTGCTTTTTCCATCATCCTTATCTAGGATGTCTTCGCCTTCTAAGGCATCTTCCAAAGAATCTTCCATAGCCCACGCGTCCACACAATCTTGGGGCCAATAGGTTACTATGTATTGTGTTTTGTTTGGAGAGAGATAGACGACGCCGCGAAAAGCATCGAGAGATTTACCTTTCGCAAGCGGGAGATAATCTAAGGCTTTGGCCCCGGCGAAGATTATCTTCTTGATGCCGCTTGGCTTATTGGCTCCTTTGAAAAAATCATCTGCGAATGTTATAAAAAGATCAGATGGATTATCCAAGTCAATATTATAATTAGCCAACACAGAACGAACAAAATCTCCGGCGGGTCCGAGAAGGATACCGTTGTTTTCTTTATCAAATCGCGAAGGTCCATGGAGAACGAGGGCTATCATGTTGATGGTTAATTAAAGAGAAAAGAAAAGGCAGACTATTTCCGGTCTGCCAGCGGTGCGATGGGGATATGTCTGAGGAAAGAAACCTCTTAGAAAGTCTCGCAGTCTTTCTAAGAGGCGCGTGTCTCTGTGATAGCAACCACTCTATCGCTGAGACTTAAAAGGCGGCCAAGGGCGACGCGGGGCCTTTGACTTGAGAGAAGTCAAACTGGCTGTTGTATCGCTTGACGATAGCCTCGCCGTTCTCATCGCGCTTGGCGAACTTGAGATCGCGGGAGTTCGATGGGTCGTCGGTGACATACTCAGGCTGCGACTGGACGAGCATGTTGAAAGCCTGACCTTCGAGAGACTTCAACGCGTCGGCCACATCCAAGTCGGAATAGTCGTCGGGCAATCCGTCATACAGGCCGACAGTCTGCAGCGCACCGGCAAGAATCTCCAGCGCAGAGTCAACGCCGTTCTTGTTCTCCAGCATGATGTACATGTTGCCCTTTGCGCCCAGCGTCTTATAGGTCACGCCAGCGGCCACAGTGGTCTCGGGCGCAATGATCTCGCACTCACAGACAACCATCTTGAAACCCTTTGCGCTCTGCCGAGTCTCGGTCTTGTGGACCAGAACCTTATAGACGTTTGCGGGGATGAAACCGATCTTGACTTCAGTACCTTTTTTCATTTTTGTTTTGTTTTTTGTTTTGTTTACTAGCACCGACAAATGGGAGGGAGCTTTTATTGGGCCACGTTTGATAGATGATTCTTTGCGGCCGATATGATTTGATTTATACCGTACCTTAATTCAAATGCGTTAAGGAACTCAGGAACATTATCAACAAGACCATCATAGTTAGTGAGGTCTAGTTGATTGACATATGCTTTAGTCTCGCCCGTCTGTGGGTTACGCTTGATTGTGAGGCAGAGTCGAATGTCGATGCGTTCCTTTTCTACGAAAGGTAAGTTAGATGCGACAGGTGCGATAGTTTCAATGCTCATAGTATTAGGGTTTAGAGAGTTCAGCGGCAATCTTATTCAATGCCTTCACAACACAATTCTCCATGGGATTAGGCAAGCCCCAGAAGATAGGAGTCTTCGCGGTCGTGACGCCATCGGTCTGTGTGGCGAAGTAGTATTGAATGGTATCAGATCCTTTCTCTTTCTTCGCATAGACAGACCACACGGCGAGACACTCAGACTCGATGCCTTTGTTTGCCCACTCTTTACCTTGGACATAGAGGCGGCGGCGCGTAGTCATACTGCCGTCAAGACCTTGAATCGGGACGATCTCCTCAAGGCCGGTGATGATGACGGTTTTATCTAAAGACTTTAGGTTAGTGCACAAAGTCTGGATGCCGTCGTTGTAGTTCTTCCAGATATCGAAGCCTTTGTAGATTTGTTCGCACTTAACTTGTAACTGATCAATCGCGGCGGTGATTGAGTCAATGACGACTAGGTCCTTAGAAGAATCTTTCTTGACTTTGTTCAGTTCGACAGTCAGCTTATCGTAGCTGTCGATTGGGATGACAAGTCCTTCCGAGCGCACACGAAACGGCATACCCTTTCGCTCGGCGTCGAAGATAACGGTGCGTGCGGGATCGACGTTGCGGAAGGACGTAGACTTGCCTGAGCCACTCGGGCCAACGAGTGCGATGAGGGTCTTTGGCCATTGAGGTTTTGCTTGAGGCATTTGAGGCTGTAGTATTTCTATTGCCATATGTTTTATTTTTACCAAGTCAAAGGCTCGTACTTAGTTATTGAGCACTCCGACAAAAAGAGTTCAAGCTGCACAGCGTTCTGCGCAAAGCAGATTCGCTTGAAGGGACAGCTCGGGCAGGCATTGCACGCTTTGCCACTAGGCGGCGGGAGCTTATCGTGGGCCAAGGCTTCGTTAATGTCTTTGGAGAAAGTCTCGATGCGATCTTTGACTTCCGAATCGAACTCAGCGAGTTGTTCTTCAGTGAAGCTCCAGTCTGGACCAAGGCGCCATGCTGGAGAAGGAAGAGAGATCTGGACAATGAGAGTCCTTATGACCATGCGACGATACCATGCAGAGTTTGCATAGTTGATGTCGTCTTTGAAGATCTCATAAGCGAACTTCTGGAAGATGTAGTAGTAGAAAGAGAACTGCGTGTCGCCTTCATAGCCTGCGACTGCGTCTTTGAACGCGTACTTGCGCGTTGTCTTATAGTCTGTGATCTGCACGATCCCGGCGGGCGTGGCAGAGAGAACGTCAACGGTGCCCACATAAGCGAAGCCCGGGCGGTCGACGACTGGGATGTTGAAGTGAAACTCAGCCCCGCGATTATCGCCAAACTTGAGGGGCATTGGGAGAGAAGACAAAGGCGCCGCAGTCAAAGCCTTCCGAATCTGATCTTGATCTTTAGTGGGAAGGTTCTTTTCCTTCGCGGCTTTGAAGGCTTCGAGACAGGCTTCTTGCCACTTCTCTCCGCTCCGGTCAAAGGCTACGTTCTCTGCGAACTTGTGAATAATCTTGCCGACAGTCAAGGCGGTGATATCTTCGGCGGGTTTAAGGCCGAGGAAGACTGTAAAGAACCAGCGCCGCGGACAGGCTGAGATCTTTAGGCCGCTTGCGTTGATTGGGATAACGGATGGAATGCCTTCATGGGGCAAGTCTTTGTATGTTATTTTCATTATATTATTTAGGGAAAAGAAAGAAAAGAAAGAAAAGAAAGAGAAAGAAAGAGCTACCCAGCGCGCCGTCCCAGGGGAAACCTATAAACCCTGCTGCAAGAACAGCTTGCAGAACGCACTGAGTAGCTCAAAATTATTTTTTATATTTGAAAGTAAAGCCCCGGCATTTCTGGCCGCGATAGATTTGCTGAGACACTGCGGCTGGATTTACTTTAAGAGATAAGGCTGCGGCTTTGGCAGAAGGATATTCTTTGCCGGTCTCAAGACAGATGACTGGCTTACATGCATTATTACCGGGGCGTTTTTTCTTTGAAACTTTCACTTCTTCAGCTTGAAGTTTTGAGTTTGATTGATGATGGCTTGAACGTCTATGCCTTTTAGCAGAGGGTCGTTTAGGAGGGAAGCGAGATCGGTGCCGGTTGGGCGCGTGTGAGGGAAATGCTTGAGCAGGAACTTCTCAAGCTCTTTGTCTGTCATCTCTTCGACGGGTTTAGGGAGGCCGAGAAGGAGATCGAGTTCATTAAGAGAGGAGTTACTCATAAGTCATAGAACAACACAGCAGAGTTTTGTTCGGATGATTGCTTTATCCGTCATGCTTTCCGCTGCTTTTGCCGGGCTGTCGTAGAGCATGGTCGAGAACCATGTGCCATTCATGCTGTATTTGTAGCAATAGAAGTAATACTCTCTTGGAGGATTAGCTTCTTCTCTGGCGGTTGCATATGTAACTCCTTCGTTGTTTGGTGTGGCACTCATATCATTGATTATTTCTGAACTCTGCGTATAAGTTATTAAATCTTTCCGATCTTTTTCTGATGTTAGCGGGGAGTCTATCAAAGTCGTAATCTCGCCGGGCGAAAGCTTCAAGTCCGATATTCCATGCGGCGTAAACATCCCTTGGATCTGGAGTGTTCTTTCGCTGGGCGAGGCAAAGTCTGAGTTCAAGCCAGCATAGATGCGCCTTAGCACAGCGCCGCGCTTCGGTTGGAATATGGCGGCTATCTTTTTCAGAAGGGAAATGCTGGCGCCAGACTGCGCGCTTGAGTTGATATCTTGAGAGTTCACCATTGCGGCCTTTCGCTTTGTCGTTGTCGTTAGATTCGATCTGACTGATTGCCCGAAGCTTCGCGTCGAAGTCTTGCTGCAGGGCGATGAGTGTTGTTTCTGCTGTGAAAAATACTATAGAGAGCATAAGAGATTTCATAGCGGTGGCCAGAAGTATGGCAGGTTATCGGGGACATTTGGAAAGTGTGGTCTGTAATAGTCTGCTTTCTTGCGGATCAGATTACTCTGATGTGTCTTGTGTAGATAAGAGCCGAGCCAATGAGGCTGGATGATGTAAGGATATGTTAGGATCTCTTTCTCGAAATGAGGAAGTAGATTATCTTGATAGCCCCGGCGGCGAGCTTCTTGGCAGATCTTGATGGAGTATAGACAGAGCCAAGCGGGATAGTTCTTTACCATGCGCACAGCGGGATGACTGCGCCAGCCAGTTGACTTACCTTGCAGGGTGTTGAGGATTTGAAGAGACTCGACGCGCTGCTTCATGAGGCGCTGGGTGTCGAGCACGCGGGCGCTTTGTTCGATGTCGGGATATGGGAGGAAGATTTGCACTGTAGATTTTGTGGTTCGGGGCCTATGTTAAATTCTTGATACTCGTTTGGATCAAGGCATGGAAAGTGTATGTCGTGTTCTGGTCCAAGTTTTTCCCACTCGGGATTGATGACCCATTTAGTTTCTTCTTTCATTATTCTAATCCTTTCAACATCTCCTCGCTCATCTTCATCGCGATGAGTTCGTTGGGAGTTGTCTCGATGATGATTGTGTTGTCTTGCATGGCGAGCTGCCGGGCGAACTTCTCTGCGCTGCTTGTGTAATTCTGCCAGCTTGCCTGACTTCCCACCTCGCCACTGTTGACGAATGAGATGATCTCTTCGCGGAAGACTTCTTCGTTGAAGGTAAAGGGTTCTTCGTCTGTGCCGCCCAAGAGCGGAGTCATTGCGTCGAGAATGTTTTCGATTGGTTCAAGAATCTCAATGACAAGATTTACTTTACGCACTGAGATGTGCACTTTTTCTTTCAGCTCATCGACGATAGGAATATCATCAGGGTCGATTGTGCCTTGAAGAACCCCGACGCCCTTGTCGTTGATGAATGCTTTGCCTTGTGAGAGGCGAGCGCGTATGGTTTGAGGTTGTTGTCTGAGGGTTAGGGAATTGATGGTGGCTTTCTTCGAAGGGATCTTAGAGAGCTTAATCACCAACTGCGCGAATTGAATCGCATGCTTGATGTCGTAGTATGGCCAGCCTTGCTTGCGCTCTGTCTTGTTGAGAATGCTGTCTGCTTGTTTGAGCAGCGCGGCTGGGTCGTGTTGGGGTTGTTGATTTGAGGGATTGAATATGTTCATAGTTAGTTTTTATTGTTAGGGTTCACGGCTTGGCCTCCTTGGCTTTGTTCTTTAGTCATTTCCCCTCCTGTCTCTTTAGATATTCTGCAATTGCTTCGTCCGCAACGTACTGCAATTTGTAACCTTTCTTAACTGCATACTCCTTCAGCCTACGATGTGTCTCATCACTGACTACAAACATCTTAGCGACGGGTCTCTTTTCTTTAGTCAAGTTTGTTAAAGGTTTCATATTCAGGTAGTTCTAGTTCCCCAAGTTCACGTTTGAGTAGCAAGTTTCTCAGCGCCCGTACATTCCCAAAGGAGAATGTCTCGTCGCCGAAGTGTTCCCTTTCGCCGAGAGGTGTCCAGTTTTCTTCTGTGATAATCGCCGAGGCGACACAGCGGATTTCCTGCACACCTCTTTGTTGTAGAGAGAAAGTCTTCAGTCCGAGTTCGTTGATTCGGAAGTAAAGATCCTCTCGGAAGCTCCCCTCTTTTACCATCTTGAGGAGATCTCTGTTTGTCGCAAAGACAAACCTACATTGAATCGGCACAGGATCAACAGCCCCGACGGGCAATACGGTTTTATCCTGCAACACACGCAACAACTTTGCTTGATGTGCCAATGGCAACTCGCCTATCTCGTCGAGGAAAGCAGTGCCCTTGCCGACTGCACGGAGAAAGCCCACGTCGCCTCTTGATTTAGCGCCGGTAAATGCACCGGGCATGTAGCCAAAGAGCTCGCTTTGAAAGAGTGTATCAGTCAAGCCAGCCATGTTCATAGCCTTTAGAGGCTTGCGTTTGTGGGCAAGGATCTTTGCAACTAACTCCTTACCCGTACCTGAAGGTCCCTCAATCAAGACGTTATATTTCTGAAGGCTCTCTTCGGCGTAGGTTATTGCGGCCGTGAGCATTCTCTTAGTCGCTGGGTCTTGCGTGGCATAGCATGATGCGACGTTGTGGATACTGCTATCTTTCAGCGCATCGCCTGTGATCTTGAGGACATCCTTGCGGATGTTATCGAGGAAGCTGTCGGCGGCTGCGGTGTTAAGGACGTTTGCGTGGATGTTCATTTTTTCTTTTTATTCTTAGGTTTCTTTCTATACAAAGACGGCCCGGGATCTTTTAGTTTGTAATTCATGATAGCCTTGCGCGCGGCGGCCATCTCTTCTCTGTTAAGATACTCCTCGTCGAGCGAGCCGAGTTTGTATTTACTAACGTATTGTTCACCGCGCTGGTGGAACTTGCTCATATTCTTGTAGCTTTCTTTTTAGTAATATGATTTGTCTACCCATTGCCGCCATGTTTGCAGAGATAATGTTGTTATGATTCGTCAACTGAAAGATCATCTTCTCGTAGTGTTCCTTATGATAAGGAATGCGGTTGATGTTTGATACTGTGCCCCGCGAGATCCCAAAGTGATCGCCGATCTTTTGATAAGGCATGCCGGGATGTGCGTGGATGTAGTCTCGAATCTTTAGTTTCTCTTCGAGCGTGAGATAATAGTTGCTGCGTGTGATGTGTGTTGATTTTTTTAGGGGCATATGTTTTAGTTAGTCCTTTAATCTTATACCGACTGGAGGTATATATTTGAACGCTTCTTGTCGTTTGATTTCTTTTTGATATGATTCGATGTTGTCTGATAGTTGTTTTATCTTTGCGTGCAAGGTGTCGAGTTCATAGCGTTGACAGCGGTTTGATTGTAGGAAGTCTGTCTTCTCGTCATCAGTCCATCGAGATCCACAGCGCCATTGGATATGCTTGTATTGATTTATTGTTTCCAGTTGGCCACAGCCCGGGCACTTAGGGCCACCTGTTGGTTTCCATTCATAGCTCATATGTTTTAGTTAGTCTCTACAAGTTCTTCTTCATCGTCATCTTCTTCCTCCACCTCGACGACGCCTGAAGACTCGGAGGCTGTAAGATCTTCGGCGGTTAGTTTAATCACAGTGGCCTTGTCGCGCAGGGCTTTCTCTAGCTCGCCTGCAAGGTCCACGTTCGATGAGCCAATGGCATCGACTGACTTGAGTTTCCTCGCCAACTTCGGCGCCATGTGGTCGCTGAGGATTGTGCCTTCGGGAACATAGATACTCTGTCGTGTGTCGGTGAGTGTGGTGATACGCACGCAGCGACCAAGTGCCTGTGCAAATTCCTCTGCCCAATAAGTCATCGTGCTCATGACATCACGCGGCCGAGTGTGGGCGTAGCGATGGTCGAGCGAGATACCTGTGCCACCGCTTGACAAGGTATAGATACAGAACTCAGTCGCGCCGTTGAGAAAGTCTTGCACGTTTTCGTGGCGTTCTTTCTGGTTCTGATTGTGTAGCTTCATCTCTCGAAGCTTCTCATTCCTCGCGGCGAATGCATCCTTCGTCATCTCTCGGAAGATTCTCTCCGAGGTGTACTTGATGCCCTTATGGAATGAGCGGAACTCTTCCTTCGTGATGCCGATGTCATCTGCTTTAGGCTTACGGGCCTCGTCTGGATTGTCGAGAATCCACATGCCCATCTTCGCAGCGATCTCTGCGGCGCGTGTCTCGGGCAAGAGTTCTTCGGGCTTGATCTCTCGATTGCCGCCCCAGATTAGAGAGATTTTTTGTTTTGTGAGGTTCTTACTCTTGAAATACTCAGACTCACAGAGCTTCATCACAAGCTCCTTCAGAGTCTCGACGAAACGAATGGCAATGACTGGCGCGTAGCCGTTTTGATGGGCATGAATTGCGTCGGCGACCCATGTGTCTACGGTCGCAAGCTCTGCCGCTCGGGCCATGACCATGAAGGCGACCATGACTTGACCTTGTGGATCTATTGAGCGGCCTGTTCTTTCCAATGCCTCAAGATAATTCTTCATCGCGTTCTTGAGCATGTTCTTGTTGGCCTCGTCGGTGATCTCGAAGAGTTTGACTTTGTTAAGAGCCTTGACCTTTTGAGGATCGCCCGGCGGCTTGACAAAGCGATCCCCAATCGCTGCGCCCCAGCGTTCGAGGGCGGCCGCGTTAGCTTGACGGGGATCTGCTCCGAGAGTTAGAGTGCGTGCAAATTCGGGAAAGGTTTCCCGTGAGACATGGCGAGCGCCATAAGTCACACCCATTGCGAGGGTCATGAACATCGTGTCCCATACTGTGACCGCGGGCGTGGCCGATGTGAAGACCCATTTGATAGATGGGAACTGAAGGAATGCTTCGAGATATTTAGTGCGCTTTGACTTCTCCTTCTTGATCTCTTGACACTCGTCGAGAATGATGAGTCTTGGTGCTGCTTGTTCTGGGAGATTGAAACGAATGACCTTTGTGGACTGACCGAAGATCTCCGTGGTTTCTTCCTTAAAGAAGTTCTTGTTCTTCGTAGAGAAGACTTCGTTGTATGACCATACATCGACAGCGAGTCCGACAGATTCAAGGCCTAGTTTTTTGAGAGTGTCTCTGAAGTCTAGCACCACAGACTTCTTGGTGATGATTAGGATGGGCGGAAAGAGACCGAGAAAGTTACAGAACTTCTGCGGATCATGCTTCTGTAGCCACAGTGCGAGACCAGCGGCGATCCATGACTTACCTTTGCCGGTGCCGAGTGGGACAAGTGCGCCGTTGAGGTTGTCTTTGTACAAGACATCGAGCAAGGCCGCGATAGCTTTCTTCTGCTGGGGCTTGAAGTCTAGGCCGTTTGGGAGCTTGATGTCGATTGTGCTGTAGGTTCTTTTTTCTCGAAGAGCGGCCTCCTCGGCGAGGCGAATAGCTTCTCGTTGTTGGCGCAAGGGCGCTTGATTAACCCAGCCCTGTAGAAACCCCAGCAGCGTGGCATAGTCGAGCTTGATGGATGGGATAGTGGCGAGATTCAATTCACGCTGCAGAAACTCCCACTCAAAAGGCTCACGGCGATAGAGGTCAGTGAGCTTCTTCGCCTGCGATCTTGCGGTCGTGAGGGCGGTCTGTTGTAGTCTGTCCTCTTTGCTTGTATATTGTTCGGTTTGAACAGGAGCTTTCTTTACTCCGCTTGGCGTTGAGAATATGTTCATAATGTTATTATAGGTCCATCAACTTCGCGATCACTTCTTCGGCGTTCTTGAAGCCGTATGCTTGTGGCGTGCGGGAGATAAGAGAGATGTACTCTCCGAACACGATACTCTCCGCGGTGGGTTTGTCAAGTTGCGTGTAGCACTTGTTGATCGCGTCGCGTTTGTTAAGAAGTGGGGTTAGTTTTTTCTGGAGAGAAAGCATCTCATCTTCAAGTTTCTGTCTCAACAGGACGTTCTTCTTCGTGGCCGCGTCCATCTTCTTCCTCAAGCGCAGTGATTCTTTGATTGTCTTCTGTTGTAGGGCTTTGTTCATAGGTTAGGATGTTTCTTGTGTCTACTATACGGAGAACTTCTTCAATGGGAAAGTAACAGTTGATATTGTTGAATGCCCCGCGAAGGGCGTCGTTGAGCTGGCGGGATTTATTGAGATAGACTTCTTCGCCCTGCGATGTGATCGCGGCGGCTACTTCGAAGGCTTTTTGTTTGTTGAATAACTTAGCTTTTGATAAAGCGTCGGCGATCATTTCGATCCTGAGTTCCTGCGCTTTTTTATGGAGGAATGATATGTCAGAGGCAAGGTGGTTTGCACGAAGTGTTCTTCTGCGTTCGTCGGAAAGGTTCCATTCGGTCGAGTCCCAGATGACGCTGTAGCTGAGACCATCTTCGTCGATTCTCTGTATATGGATATGCTCACCTGCGCAGTGAGCCTTGACCCACTCCGCTGTTTCATTTGTAGCAACAATCGCATGGGCAAGATTATTCCCTGCAGTTCGTCGGATGAAGTGACCTCGCTCTGTATCGACATGACAGGCACAGGCTGGGAAGAGCAATCCCCAGAGGGCTTCGCTCGTGATTGTTTCTTCGTTTTCATTTTGAAGAGGAGGCATAGACTTTTCTTAAGTGAGATGGTTGAATGCCTAGTTCGGCTCTGTATTTGGCGATTGTGCGGCGAGCGATGGTGTTCTTTAATAGGACAACGATATCTTCATCACTCAAAGGGCGAGACTTGTCCTCTCGCGAGATGATCTCTGCGATCTGATTCTTAATGCTTAGGTTACTCTGCATGGTGTTTTGTTCATGGTTGATGATTGCGCTGGTGAAGAAAAAGCGAAGTTCATATGTCCCTTTTGGTGTGCTTATGTATTTGTTATGGACCGCGCGGGAGACAGTGGTCTCATGGATCTCACACACGAGGGCGATCTGCGCCATGATGAGAGGCTTGAGATCCTTGATATTTCCGGTTTTGAAGAACTCAGATTGATAATCTACAATCGCCTTTGTGACATTAAACAAAGTGCTTTGCCTCTGCATGATCGAGCGAATCAAGAACTTCCCCTGCTTTACGCGCTCTCGGATGTATTCTCTGTCTTGCGGCGAGAGCTTATCGAGATAGTTTAGATAGCCTTGATTGATTTTGTAGACAGGCAATCGCTCGTTCGGGATCGTGATCGTGAGATCTTTGTCGAGAAAGATCTCTGGATCTTTTGGCGTGTGCGTTGGGGCAGAGAACTCTATGGCTGGGTTGTATTTAAGCTTTGCTAGAGACTTGTAAAGATTCTCTATGGTCGTGAAGGTCTCGTTGTATTTTTTGCTTAAGAGAGGAATCTGACGGCGCGTGAATAAGTCTTCGTCTTGTTGAAGAATGCGATAGGCTAGTGAGTTCTCATCTAGCTGGAGACAAAGACAATCTGCTAATCCCAAAGCGCCTAGGCCTTTTGGTTCGAGAGTGCGGATAAAACGCAAAGCATCTCTTTGTGGGGTTGTGAGGCTATCAAGATCGCCCATGTAGAATCCCCGCTCGTCGAGTAGATGGATGATGCTCGTATCGTGAGAAGCGATTGTCAATTCCCTCTCAAGGTATTCTTCAAGAGTCTCTCCGCGCGATGGGTTATTCTCCAACGGATATTCTTCCTTGGGTGGAAGGTTATAAGAAGAAGTCCACTGCATGTCTTGTGGAAGTTCTGCTTTGTCATTCCTAAACAAGATCTCTTCTTCAGGCATCTCTCGGTCAAGGAGTTCAACGCACGGATTATCTCCGACGAAAGACTCCATCAGGGTATGAAGCTCACAGAGAGGAGCTTGTAGAAGCGCGAGAGATTGCTGGAGTTGTGGACTCAGAATAAGACTCTGAGTTTGATTTATTGAGAGAGAGAATTTCATTTGTCTGATGGTTGGTGCAGACTATTGCGATAGAGCCTAAAGTATGCCAAATTTTGGCACCTGTGGGATGCCAAAAGTTGGAACACCTTAAAGAAAAAGCCTCTGTGAGATTGCTCCCACAGAGGCTCTGTTGTTTGTTGAGTATTTTGATTACTCCTACAAATTACACCTTCGCAGTCTTCTTGGCCTCGCGCTTGGCCTTCGCGGCATTGAGCTCATTGGCCTTGGCGAGAAGCTGGGCCAGAGAGGCGATGAGGTTGGACTGCTTCGCGATCGCAGCGTCCTTGTCGCTCACGCCCAACGAACGCGCAGTGTCGTCGTTCCACTCGCCAGCGAGAGCGAACACAATGGAGCCTATCTCCGAGCGGATGCTCTCGATCTTCTTGAGGACAGACTTCTCAGTCTCACGGTCGGCGCTGACACCGTAGATAAAGGCGGCGAAGTAATCGGGCGTATTGCCCTTGCTGAGATAGGCCTCAGAAGCATCTTCGGCGATATCATTGAGATGATCGGCGACCAAGTCACTGAGAGCATTCGAGATGCGCTTGGTCTCGGTCGTCGAGCCGTCTTCGTTCTTGGTTTTGGTGATGTGCTCGGTCGGGATCTCAGCGAGAGCTTCGCCGCGCTTGATGTAGTAAGCGAGATCGCTCACAGCCAAGACGGGCTTCTGAAACGACACGGTGCGCTCTGCGCTCTTGGCAGTCTTACGGACATGACGCTCGCTCGTGGCGAAGATAGGATTGCCGTCGGCGTCGGATTGGAACACGCTACCGGCAAAGGAGGCGACGAGTTCGAGGTTCTTAGTGCTCATTTTGATTTATGTTTTCTGAATTGTTGGTTGTTTGTTTTGGGATGTTTACGGTTTTACGTTGAACCGCTAACATTATCGCACAGTCACCAACAGGACCGGCAAAGGGATAAAGCTCTTGAAGTGCCAAGTTATTTCTTGACAACAAAAAAAAGCTCCACAAAAAGAAGCCCTCCTTAAAGGGCTTGTGCTTTGTGGAGACTCAATTACCTCCGAGAATCTGGCCTATCTCTTCTTGTGTAAGGTTGAAATCTACAAACAAAAGATTCTCTGCAAAGAGCTTCTGTATGTAGATATGAACATCTAATGTATAACTAACCGGCGCGAGACAATAAGAGTAGAAACCCTTTATGTGTGATGGGATTATGATGATCATATGTTATGCATCTTTTATTGTGATTACGCAAGTACCTTGCTGAAAAGCACGGCCATTCGTACCTTTTGCAGAACGATGTGTCACACGCTTATGCACCTTAAAAGCATCAGGATGCATTGGTTGCACAGAGCCGCCTGTTTTGTGGCCGAAGTTGAGAGCGCCTTTGTATTGCCATTGTGGCGCACATTTGATACAGCGATCAAAGCCTAATGCTTTGCGATCGCTGTCGATGATTTGTAAACAACGTAAGCAACGATTTGTCATAAACTTTCTTCCTTTCCTAAATCCCATCCTGTGTCAGAATCAGATGGCTCGTCTTCATAATACTTGTCTGGCATCTCGTCGGAGAACTCCTCAAATGCCCAGCGCTTGTGACAAGGCTCACAGACGGCACTCCTTGCCTTTGGAGGCATAAGAACTCCACAAGTTGCACAAGAATAACGCGCAACGCCATTCTGATCTACAATAGGACAACCGCCCGGCTCATGGCCGCAGCATGGATAATCTTCACAGTTCATATTATTAAAAAGCTTTATGACTCTCAATAAAGTTCTTGGCGTTAATAAGACTGCAAGGATAACCTGTTAGCTTGAGATGCAAGCCCATGAAGAGCTTCATCATGCGAATCTTCACAGGCCCAAGTCTTTCGTCTTTGTCCGATGGCTGCATAAGGTCAGACCAGAGATCTTGCACCATAAGGCTCGTGTATGTTACGGCGTGAACCTCACGAATAGGCTCCATGTCGGAGATCTCAACTTTGACATCTTCGTCAAGCTTGAGATAGAAGTAATGAGACAACAATCTTTCGGCTTCTTGTTTGTCTAGTGTAATTTTCATATGTTTGTTGTTTAATTATCAAAGCCCACGATGGCTTTGATAAAGTAATAAAGCGCTGTCAACAATATGACAGAGCCAACGATAATAAGAATCAATTCATCTTTCTGTCTTTGTTTCATAAATATCAAATCCAATCAATTTTACTTTTCTCAGTCGCTCTCACAATACGTGAGACACTTGGTTTATGGCAGAGCCAAGCCTTTGCCTTGTGGACAGATTGCTTGTCTTTCTTGGCGTTGCGCTTTGACAAAGGCACAAGTTGCTTGTGCATTTTGGATTGCTTCGAGGCAAAGTATTTGCCTAAATTGACAGAGTTAAATCTGTCAAATTTTTTCTGGGTGTATGTTTTGGGCATAACAAAGAACTAGACTTTGCATCTAGTCTTTGCCTTGTAGTGTGTGGATAGTTTGAAGAAAGAGAAGACTCGAATAGAGTTATTTATAAACGTGGATATTGCGTTGTGGATAATGCGCAACACTACAAAGCAAAGACTAAATGCAAAAGCCTTGCGAGTCACCTATTGTAGTTCCTTGTAAAAGACAAGGCAATAGCGCAAGGCTTTTGATTTAGTTTTTGAGGTTATTTCATTGGGCAAGCTACCAATGGTAACCTACAAAGAGTCTTTTGTTTTTTGCGTTTCTGTCATGTTAAATCCTTTAGACAGTTTCTTAAACCAAAGGAAGGTTAACGCAAAGAGCCGTCATTAGGCGTTGCACCTAACACGTTTTTAGTTTGCTTCCGGTCTATTGCCTAGCCAAGCAAACTAGTCTCAAAGACTATTGGGCTTTTGTTTTCGTTTCTTTGGTTGGTTGTCCCGCATTTAATCGGTTCGTTCTATCGTAGAACCTAGACAACCTCACAAAGACTACTAACAAAAGCCTTTCCTATTCACGCAAGGAAGAATCGCGAGTAAATCCCGCAATTTGTAAGTTGAACTTCTAACGTTTCTTTGGTAAATGCGTTTGATTTTAAGGTCTTAACATTAAACAAAGAAAACCGGTTTAATATTCCTACTTTAACAAAAGGGATTCAATGTCCACAAAGCTACTTTGTCCGATTCTCTAGTGTTTCTCTTAACACTTTAGCTTTTCCCGCTACTAGGTTAAATGCGTTTCTACCGATTTACCTAGACTCTTAAAGCAATTTACACTTTGCCTTAATAGCTTCACGCTACTTCTAAAGAATTATTGCCGTTCCTTTGGAGTGTTAGTCACAAAGGCACGCTATGCTTTTATTGAATCCGGTTTTTTGTATTATCTAAACCGGGCTTGTGTGTGCTAGGTTCACTCTCCCGCATAACACGGGAGAGTGTGAAGTGTTACCGTTTAAGCCTTTGCCGGAGCCTCAGGAAGAGCGTTAAGGCGTTCTTGCATGCTGCTACCAGTCTGAACTTCGCAGGCCCGCAGCAAGGAATTTAAGCGCACTCCAAAGGCATTGGCGATTCCGCTCAAGGCTTCCCATCGGGCAGTTTCGCTTTCAATCACACTCTTATGCGTTCCCTTGGCGAAGCTATTACGCACGATAGGACCAATCGCAGAGCCTTTGCTGATACCAACAGCCTTGGCTGTATCCTTGAGGCTCTCAGCCTTGCCAATCTCTCTAACAAAATCGGCAGGGTGAATCGCGCACAAAGAAACCAAGTCGCGCACAAAAGGAATGACGGTGACATTGACGGTAGTGTTGTTTTTGTTTTGCATTTTAGTATTAGGTTTTAGTTTTAGTTTTTAACTTCACACTTTGAATAAATCAAAGAGTGAACCTAACACACACAAATAAATATGACTTGTCCCGTTGAATCAAAAGAGATTCAAAAACAAAGGATTCTGTAAAAACACTACAAAACGAGTCCGGTGGGAAAGAATCCCACAAGGCTCTAACGTGTTTTCGGAAAAGAACAAAGACTGACGGTGACGACTAGACTCTATGGGCCGAAAACGGTCAATCAAAAACCCAAAATGTAACCTAATCGTAACCTAATCGTAACCTAACCTTAACTTGACAAGCCTTTTAAGTACGCCAAAAGCCTCGTTTTTAAGTAAAAAACGGGAATACTAAAGAAAACTCCAAAAGAGTCAACCTTAAAGAAAAACTATAAGAAACTCTAATCTAACCTAAAAAACACTAAAGACTTTCTAATGCCCTACAAGCCAGCAAAACACTTGTAAATCTCAAAAAACGCTTGTAATTCTCAAAATAGGCAAGAAAATTCTTTAGGTAGTTTTTTAGTTAAAAGTTAGGAAAAGGGTAGGAAATACACAAAATGGGGTTTTATAATTTTGTGCTTATCTTTGTTTTAGGTCAAATACCATATTAAGAGAAAAAAAACAAAAAAATACACTTAATACAATATGAAGGAGTTAACACTATAAAAAAATATTTAAAATAACATATGACAACTTCAACGCCCCCAGAAATACGTTATTGAGGCTGAAAAGGAAAGAAGCCCAAAATCGCCTGACCCCGTTTTGTGTATTCGAGGCTTCACGAAGCAAACGCTATTTACATAGCACCTCAATGCATCCCTCTGCAATGCATCACAGCGCAATTCCTTGCACTTCTATCCCTAAGACTCCAATGCATCCCTCTTCAATGCATCACACTCCTATGCATCCATGTTCTACCCATCACAGCTCAATGCATCACACTCCTACGTATCCCCGACACGCACAAGAAAGACCCGAACTTTTTTGCGAATGTCCGAACATGCATGCACACAGATTTTTGTAAAATTTTAGCCTTTAAAAGTGTATTTAAGTCTGGCATCTTAAAAGCTTTAACCGTTTTATATGAGTAACTTGATGTTAAGAAATCAGATTTTGGGGTTAAGAAGGGCCGGGATGAGTTGTGAAGAAATAAGTGCGGCTCTGGAGGTTGATAGTATGGTCGTAAAACTTGCGCTAGAAGCTACTGGCGGTAGTGTAGCCTTGAGAAAAGAAGCTCTCAAAGAAGACGACATCACCGACGATGTCTCTGAGCAAGAAGCTAAAGAGATGATGGGCATCATCAAGGACATAGCCCGTAATGAAGAAAGCGGCGTCTATGCCCGCCTAAACGCAGCTAAGTATGCCCACGGCGCCAAGCGCGGATATCATAAGCGGCATCTTGATCTTAACGTAGGCTCGGGCGAATTGCTTCTCAAAATAAACGAAGCCTATACGTCTGCCTCTATGCGCGCCCGGGCCGCATTAGGTGGCCAAAGTCTCACCGCTAAAGAGATCACCATCGAGGCCCCAATAACCGTAGAGGCGACTGTAGAAGCTCCTCAACAACCTACTCAATCCCCAACATCCGAACAGCCTGCGGCGCAAAAACCCCGGCCCTTTAAGTTATGATCAAAGCCCCAATCTCGCCCGACACACTAAAGCTCGTTCAGGCCCGTCGTTCGCTGGAGGCAGAAAAAGCTGCTGAAAAAGAGCGCGCAAAAGCCGCCAAAAAGAAAGCCGTCGAGACTCCGGCTAAGGCGCCTGAGGCTGTCGTTGTAGCCGAGCAAACTCCAGTCAACAAACGCTACATCGCGCATCAAATCGACACGCCCGCGGATCTTCTGCTCGCCCATCGGCCCGACCTAAAGCTCTACAAGTGGCAAGCAGAAACCCTATTTCAACTCGCAGGATACACAGACATCAATGATCTCGATCTGCCTAAAACTCGACCAACCGACAAGACGCCGCTATACTACAATCTTGTCGCGGCCAACGGAAGCGGAAAAGATCAGGTCGTTATTAGCGCCTTCGCTGTCTGGTTTTGCCTTTCCAAAGTCCGTTCTCGATGCGTCATTACGTCATCTTCGTACGAGCAGCTTAAAGATCAGACGTATAAGTACATAAAAAACATATGCGAAGAGATCAATGTCTCGTATGGCCGCAAGGTCTTTGAGATCGTTGAGTTCTTGATCACTTGTAATGACACAGGCAGCGAGATCAAATGCTTCGTGACAGATGACCCCGGCAAAGCCGAAGGGCGTCACCCGTTTGACGAGCCCGGCGCCGAGATGGCTGTGATCATCAACGAGGCAAAATCAATCACGGACGAAATGTTCCAAGCTTTCTCGCGCTTTACAGGTTATAACTACTGGCTTGAAATCTCTTCGCCCGGTAAGAACTCTGGCCATTTCTTCAAGCGTTGCACAAAAGCCAAATATACCTTTCCAGATCCTTTAATAATAGGCGAATTCTATTGGCGCCGTGTCACAGCATTCGATTGTCCTCATCTTCTCGGCAAACACATCGAGCATCTTAAAGACGAACATGGCGAGCAATCCCTTATTTATCGAAGCCAAGTCTTGGCTGAGTTTACCTCACTCGACGAGGCTGCATTCATTCCATCCACCCTCTTCGAGAATTACCCAAACAATTCACCTCGTACGTTTGGATTGCCCAATCGAGCGGGCATCGACTTATCGCTCGGCGGCGACGAGACTGTGGCGTACTTCTTTGTCCATGGAAAACTCCACCTTCGAACAACAAAGATTCGCAACGAGGCAATTCTCCATAATCAGATCATCAGTTGGATTAAGGAATTCAACATTACGCCCTCTGAAGTACGTATTGACGATGGCGGTCTGGGACGACCCATCGTGCAGCGTGTGCAAAATGCAGGTTATGACGTCGTGCCAGTACGAAACGAAGCCCGTTCAACCAACCCAAATTTCTACAAGAACAGAGGCGTTGAAAACTGGAATCGTCTTAAGCGTGCTATTGAAGATCGTGCCTTTCCTGCAATCAACGACGATCTCACTCGCCAACAACTTTGCACGCGTGGCTTTTCGGTTAAGGGAATTGTCACGTATTTAGAGCCCAAGCCCGAAATGCGCTCTCGTGGTTTATCTTCGCCCGATCGAGCAGACGCGTTGGCGTTGTGTTTTGACAGCGTTCCGTTGCCTGTTTTTAAAGAAGAAACTTTACACTCAACAGAACCCGAAAGTAGGTTTGCTGAGCTGCTTGAAAAGAATAAAAAAGGCGCGTTAACTTTTGATGAAAAGACAGAACTCACGCTTTTATGGGGTCAGATGACTCACAGACCGGCACAAGAAACGCTAAATTCGGCTGAGCCGCGTGAACAATTGCGCGGGCAATATCACAAATTCGTAACCTCTAAATAATTATGGACGGATCAATGGATTACATCGACGAGTTTTTCTCGTCACTTAGCCCGGAAGAGTTGGCTTACGCGCAGAAGAAGATGGCCAAAGGTGGCCCGAAAGTCGAGATCGAAATCGGCGACGATCAAGAAGAGCCTAACGATTCCGACAGCGACGAATACACCAATGGCAAAGGCCCGAACAACGAAGCCAAGGGCGGCGACAGCAACGCTACCGTTCCGAAAGCTTTGTCTAAGCGCAAGACCATGGCTCCTCAAGGCGACGTGCCTCTGAAGGAAAACGCCATGTTTGACGAAGAGGAATAATCTTATGAACGAAGAATCCGCAACCAATCCAGAAACATCCGCTATCTTAGCGCAAGCTGGGCAAAAGAACCTATTGGACCTCAATACCGCCAATGGGTTGTTTAGCCAATATATTTCGTCGCACGGTGCTGTAGAGGCGACCACGGTCACCAATCGGCGTCTGCGCTCGAATAAAGCTGACGTTGAACAGATGCGTTCGGCGGGTCTTCTTCAGGAGAATCAGACTTTTATTGGTGTTCGTCTTATCAACCAAAACATCAATCAAGCGTTGCCTCCGTTGCTTTCTTACCTAAAGCAATCCCCACGGATGGCGACGTTTGTCCCCGGCGACAACTCTTATCTCGATCAAGAGTTCACACGCGTGCTTCAATATCCCGGCTGGGAGATTCCTTACATTGAAGTGCTCGATGGCGCAGAGCTTAATGGCATTGGCTACATGATGGTCAAGGCCGACAACACCAAGCTCGGCGGCGTCTCGATGGAGACGATTCCGTTTAACGAGATCGTATACGATCGTCGTCTAAAGTCTCTGCAAGATAGCCCTGCGATCTTGATCAAGCACGTGATCACGGCCGTGAGTTTCTATCACTGGGACTCATTTGAAAACTTTGACAAGAGCAGTGATGCATACAAAGCTATCGCTAAACGCTTGCTCTCGGAAGAAGTCAACGTCATAGGCGACGACTTGGTGATTTATGAGACCTTTGTAAAAGTCAACGGCTTCGTCTATCGCGGCTGGTATTATAAAGATTCGCGCCAGTGGCTCAAGCAGCCTTTGCCGTTTAGCAATGGCATTGAGGAGTCTGTGCCTGAGATCAACATTGACCCGATGGCAATGACCTCTGAGCCGACTTATGTCAATAAGCCCGTTCATCTGACCTATTATCCCATTGCGGTCAAGCGTTCAGAGATCAAAGAAAATCGCAAACACGATGAGGCTGAGGGCCGAGCGGTCGAAGATTATCATAAGCAAGAAGCCGCCACGACCTTGATGACTGCGGCGGTCAATGGTTGTACGCAAGCAGCCAACACAATGTGGTCGCCCGATGGCGCTAATCTTGATGGTGTAGCGCCTGCGCAGTTGCAGTATAAGATCAAGAACAACGCGATCTGGAAGACTCCTATGAAGGCCTTCACTGCGCCGTGGCCCGACCCGATGATCTTTAAGGGGATTGAAGCCATTACGCAGCAGAACGCGATGGAGAACAATCAGGTCGCGTGGGCTGTCAATAATCGCAAAGATTCTCGTAAGACTGCGACCGAGATCGAGGCTGCCCAGCAGCAGCAAGGCATGCTTACGGGTACAGCTGCGCTTGTGTTCAGTATCTTCCTACGCGATGTCCTCACGATGACGTGGCCGATTGTGCAGAGTGAGGCAAAGAAAGGCTCGATCAAGTTTTTGATTGAGGTTTCTGATCCCGCTGAGAAAGAAGCGATTCTTAGCAAGCAATACGAAGTAAAGCCCGCGGGCGACATTGATTTCGTAGAAAAGCAGCAGCGCATTACGAACATCCAGCAAGATTTGCCGATGTTCCAAGGTACGCCCATTGGCCAAGAGATGATGAAGGAATACGTGCGTCTTCGTTATCCCGAGAAGTATGATCAGTGGTCGAAGATTCTCAGCCAAGGCAACGACTCACAGCTTATCCAAGGTCTCGGTCAAGCTCTTCAGGCCGTTGTCACGGATGAAGCGACGGGTCAGTTGAAGCCTGAGTTTGCCGCCGAGGCGCAATCCTTCCAGCAACTTCAACAAGCCGTCGAGCAGCGACTAGCTCAGCAACCTAATGCAACCCAGCAAGGCTAACTGGATTATGTGGGCAAATAGCGCGGAGACTCTACATTTCCTCGCTTGGATCTCTGAAGAACAAAACAAAAGGCTTAAAGCAGCAATGCACAAAGCCTGTTCTTCTATGCCCACACAAGAAGATCTCCTTCGAGCAAAGACGTTCGAAGACATTAAACAACACATCGCAGAACTCACGCAATAACTCCTATGGACTCCGCAGCATCCCCAGCACCGGCGGCCTCAACGCCGTTCAACATCAACACCGGACCTTCCTCGGCGCCCTTGCCTCCAGCGGCGCCAACGTCTTTGCCAAACGAAAACATCTCGTTTGACTTTGATGGCGAAGATTCCACGTCATTCGATGTCAATAAGCTTCTGCCTAAAGCGGAGGCTAAACCCGCTGAGCAGAAGACTGAAACTCCTGTAGAGGAAACCTCAAGCGACGAAGCAGATCCGTTTGATCTTCCCAAAGATGTCACTGAGGCGATCAAGTCGACAAAGCCGAAGACTGAAGAGACTTCTAAGACAGAGGCGCCAAAGACTGAAACTACTCCGACGCAAAATCAACAAGGCCGAGACTATAGCAATCTGCCCGATGAAGTCGTCTCTGTCCTAAAGAAGCTTCCCAATCAAACCTACAATGCCGTCCGTGAGCAGTTGCCGAAGTGGTATGAAGCATTCAAAAAGCAAGCTGACATTCCCAAGCATTACACTCAACATCCGGAAGCTTACAAACTCGACACGGGTTACAATCAGATTCAAGCCGAGCTCGAAACAGATCGCTTCGAAGTTGGCTCGTTGAAGAATGCTATCGTAGCGCTCAAGCAGAATAAGCCGTTTGAGCTTCTTGAGGGTTATGACGCTGAAGGCAATCCTGTCTTTAAGACCATTCAGCCCGGTCGTGGCGGACAACATGATCCTGCGCTGGAATTGGAACTTACTGAAGCCTATCGTCGCGCCCAGTCAAACTACGAGAAGTCTTTTAATGGCTTCAAGACATTCCCGGACAAATATAAATCAAAAATCGCAGAAGAGCGTGAGTTTATCAATAGCAGCTTCAAGAAGATCTTTAAGGACATTGATCCCGACAAGCTCACGCCCGAAGAACAAACCTATGTGCCATTGCTTGAGAAGATCATTCCCGATAGCGTGACTGCGGCCGACGCGCGTAAGATCGCCCACTATGCAATGATCGGCAATCTGCGTATGGCTAAGGCATTTCAAGCCTACATCGCCCAGCAGAAACAAAAGCCCGGCGTGATCCCTCCGCCAAGCGCAGGCCCAATGGGCAAATCCACAGGCGGCGATGATATCCCGCTGTCTGATGGCGGAATGTTCGGAGATGATTAGTCTTTTTGAATAAAATAAAGTCTGGCATATCGTTAGCAAAACAACGAATGTCAGACCGAATCTCCCAGAGAGATTCCGCTAGAAGCTCTGCTCTCTACGCGGTTACGGCTAGGACAGACCTAACCAATAACCGTTTGAGATGTCAGGGCTTTTTTGTTGCCCTGATGAATCAAACAAAAACGAAAGTATAACAATGCCAGCAACATGGGACTTGCCGCGTTCAAGCGGCCTTTGGAATCAGCAAGACATCGCTAACTACAACCGCCTTCCGATCTGGATGGCGATCCAGCAGACCAAGAAGATGCAGATGTGGTCGCGCTGGAAGGACATGTTTCCCAAGATCAAGTGGAAACAGAACATGGGTGACATCCTGCAGGGTGTGATCGCGGAGAACTCTCCGATCGTCAATCAGGTTCATCGCCCGAAGAACATCACCGAGTTGCCGCTCAAGACCGTGGCGAGCACTTGGGAGCGCACGAATCAGAGCCGCGTCAAGCGCCATAACTTCGAATCTCCTCAGTTCAACTTCCTGCCTAGCTTCCGCGATTTCCGCACGAAGCAGCTGAAGTTTGCCGCTGAGGATCTCTCGAAGCAGATCGCTGTCGGCTACGACTTCTTCACGCGCGACAACGTGTTCCAGAACTCGCCGTTCGTGTACATCGTTGGCAATGCCACCGCTGGCGAGCTGCCTTTGGTGAACGCCCCGGCTGCTCTGCCGACCGACACCAGCGCGATCAAGGACACTGCTTGGGTTGCCGCTGCGGCCGCCAAGATTGGTTCCGATGAGAACGGTTTCCTCTCCTATCGACAGATTCAGGCCGTCGCTTCCTACGCGAAGAACTACCTGATGATCCCGCCGATGGAAGGCATGCAGAGCGGCGCTCCGGCTGACAATGAAATGTCGAAGGGCAAGTACGTTTTGCTCGGTGGCTCTGAGATCTATGAAGGTCTCGCTTTCGACACTCACGTGTTGAACACCAAGCCGCTGGCGATGAACCTCCTGAATAGCTCCTTCCAGGGCGCTATTGGGCCGAACATCATCTTCCGCGAAGAGTTCTATCCGTTGCGCTTCGCTGAGGACGGAACGATGCCTGCGCCCGAGATCGAGCTGTTGCTGCCTGACAGCGGCTATTCGACCCCGAATGCCACGCGTCAGACCGTCATCAATCCCGCTTATGCGGCTGCTCCGATCGGCGTCGCGTTCCTCATTGGCTATAACGCCTATGAGCAGATCGACGTGGGTCCGCCGCCCAGCGAGTTCACTGGCGCTTCGATCAACGGCAAGCGCTTTAACCAGCTCACTTGGAATGGCGAAGTGCGCCTGACCGACAACGTGCTGGTCAACTACGGTTCGAACAACCTCGACACCAACAAGTACGGTGAGTTCTTGCAGCTGATCGCTGACACCGTGCTCGGCATCATCGGCAACACCAACCGTAACGTCATCCCCATCATCTATCGCCGCCAGATCGCCCCGTCGCTCTTCGTCTGATAGATAACGACAGCAACAACTAACTCACAAAACAATGAAGCAGTTCCTTAAATACTTCGTTTCGTTCATGGCGATGGCCGCTCTGGTCTTCGCTGAAGTCATCTCTGGCACGTTTAGCTCGGGCATCACCGTCGTTTCTACGACTGGTGTCTCGATCAACAACATCCAGCTCACTGACACCAGCGGCGCCGCTAACACTGTCGTTGTCTATGACAATGACTCTGCTAGTAGCACCAATCGTGTGTTTGCTGCGTACACTGGTGCTGTGCAGTACACCACGAATGTCGTGATGTCCTTCACTAACTTCACCGGCGTGGCTCAGAGCTACACTAACACCGTGCTGAAGGTTGACAACATCACTGTCGCTGCGGCCACTAATCAGGCGCGTCGCGTGTTTACGTTCCGATTGCCCGCCAACGGCACCGTGACCTTCACGCCGACTTATCCTGCAGGCACGACCTTTGGTCTGCAGCTGAGCGCGACTGGCGCTGGCGGTTATAATATCGACCGTCAGCCTCTGCCGTAATACAACCAGCCCACTCGAAAGAGTGGGTTGCTTTTTGGAGTTATAACATGACCCTAAAAAGCAACCCAATCTAGGATTGGCAACCTGACAGCTAAAATTCAAGGATATGTCTTCTCTATCAACATTGCCGAAAGGCGATTCCGCATGGCTTCTGAGGAAAGCTATTGAGCGGATCATGCAACAAGTCTCTGTACTAGAGACTAACATCGGCTCGTCTACGACGGGCAATAGTGCAAACACTCAGATCATTTTTAATGATGCGGGTACTTTGCGAGGCGACGCTGGTCTGACGTATAACAAGACTACAGATCTTCTTTCCGTCGGAGCCGCCACCATCACCGGCGATCTGACGGTGGATACGTCGACCCTGAAGGTGGATTCGGCGAACAATCGGGTGGGTGTTGCAACAACGACCCCCGGATGCAGGGTTGACATCGTTTCCGACAGCAACACTTCTCTGGCTCCTGTTTTGCGAGTCAACAGCAACAACGTCGCTGTCAATACTGCGTTAGCCTATGATGGACTCGTTGCAAGCAATATACTGAATCTCCAGTCAGGAACATCGCAGGGGATTATTTTCAACACAAATGCCGGAACTGAACGCTACCGCATCGCTTCCGACGGCGTAGCCACTTGGTCAAACGTCGGCGGAGTCGCTGGCACCGCCATGACCCTGAACTCCACGGGGCTGGGCGTGGGGCGTACTCCTTCGTATCGTTTCCAAGCATCGTCGGGAACTAAAGCGACGACCGCTGCGATTGCGACTGTTGGCGGTATTACCACAACCGATGCTGACGATTTTGGCATTTTCTTCCGCATCAAGACCGATGCGACTGCTACCAATCGCTACGCTGCAATCAGTTCGTTCGACAATGGCTCCGGAAATGGTCCGCGTGACTTGGTGCTTCAGGATCTTGGAGGCAACGTCGGCATTTCTGTTACGCCGAGTGCGTGGGCTGCTGGAACAAAAGCGTTCCAAGTGGGTAACACCGCCGCATTGTGGAACCTGTCGAGCGGTCTTTATTTGTCGAACAACCGTTTTTATGACGGAGCGAACAAATACATCATCACTGGCGCAGCAACTGCCTATGAGCAGTCATCCGGTTCTCATGTTTGGCTAAACGCCCCCAGCGGCACCGCTGGAAACGCCATCACCTTCACCCAAGCGATGACGCTCGACGCGAGCGGGAATCTGTTGGTGGGGACGACGAGTAATGCTCCGGCAGGAACCCAATCTCAGTTTGTTAATGAATGGAGCGGCGGTGCAAAATGGGGTTCAACTTTTAACCAGACGGTTTCTAGCGCAACTGCTTATACGCACATTGCGTTCTGCACTAACGGCACTGTTCGCGGTTCAATAGATGCAAACAACACTACTATCACTTATGGTACTGTTTCGGATTATCGACTGAAGGAAAATGTTCAGCCGATTTCAAATGCGTTGACTCGAATCGCTGCTCTGAAACCTTCTACCTACAAATGGAAAGATTCAGGAACCGATGGTGAAGGCTTCATTGCTCACGAGCTTGCTGCTGTTGTCCCGCTTGCTGTCGTTGGACAAAAAGATGCTGTGAACGAAGACGGCAGCATTAAGGCTCAGCAGATAGATCTATCTAAGGTTGTCCCCATCTTGGTTGCCGCCATCAAAGAACTGGCCGCTGAAGTCAACGCTCTGAAGAACGCCTAATATGAACATCTCTTGGATCATCGAACGCCTTCTCGTTAAACCGACCGAAGGCACTCTCACCGATGTCGTCATCACCGCCGACTGGAGGTGCAACGGCATTGAAACCATCGGCACCGGCGACGACGCAAAGACCTACAACGGCACCTGCTACGGCAGCGCGTCGTTCGCTCCTCCGACCGAGAACTTCACGCCTTACGAGGATCTAACCGAGCAGCAGGTGCTGAACTGGTGCTTCAGCAATGGCGTCGATCAGAGCGCGATTGAGGCGAACGTCTCCGCGCAGATCGCTGACCAGATCAACCCGCCGGTCATCGCTCCGCCGCTGCCGTGGGCGGCGCCGGTTCCTCCTTTGGTTGAGCAGCAAACTCCCAAACTGCGCGACGAGCAAATCGTCGATCCGTTCCTCCTTCCTACTAGCGACGTTCCGCCGAGCGTCGATGGTATGTCCACTACAATCCTCGGCTAAACATCAACACACATCCCCACATGATCAAACTCGAACTGACTCCGGAAGAAGCTAATGGCGTGCTGCAACTGATCGACATCGCAATTAAGGCTGGCGGTATCGCCAACGCCAAGGTTGGTCTGCCGATCTTTGATAAGATTCTGGCCGCTGCAAATGCGTCCGGAATCCCGCAAGCTCCAGCGCAGGCCGAGCTTCCTTTGGAGAAGTAAAACAAAGGGCTAGGTATCTAAGATATCTAGCCCTTTTACTTTCTTCATGAATCAAACAAACACCACAGAAGCTTCAGTAGGCGCCACAGTCGGAATAATGGGCGCCGTAATAAATCATCTAAAGCTTCTAGGCGAAATAGCCTCGCCTTTCGCAGCGATCTTTGCAGCTATCACTTCAGGCATAATTCTCTGGCGAGTAATCAGAAATGAAAAGCGCAATTGAATTTGTCGGAAACTTCTTTCAAAATAATGGGCATCTTCGAGGTGCCCTTTATTTTTCAATCGCGGCATTGACTCCAATGTCCGCGGCTTTTGTAGAGTGGGCGTCGCAAGATGGGCCAAAGAATTGGTACGAAGTGATAGCACTCGGCCTTGGCTCAATCATCAGCGGCCTCACTGCAATCCGTGCTTATCTCGACACACATCTCAGTAAGGTAAAAAATACAAATGAAAAACAGTAAGACTACTTTCGCAGGCATCGGCGCTATTCTTGTCGCCGTTGGCACCGCGTTGAAGGCTATTTTTGATGGCGACCCCGCGACTACTTTTGACCTTACCACCACAATCACTGCCGTGAGTGCTGGTGTGGGATTGATCCTCGCGAAGGATGCCTCCAATAAAGAATGAGTTTTCTCTCCGATCTGATCATGAAACTTCTGCGATGGTTCTATGAACTGTCGCAGAAAGATTCTATTTCACAGGACGCTCAAAAAGATGAAAAGCTTAGACAAGATCTGCGTGCTCGCATTGACGCTCATGAGCGCGAGTTGCTCATCGAGAGTGATCTACGTGCCCAACGGGCAGCCAGTGAGATTGGCCGAGTCAGTAAAAGCCCGAGTGTGGGTTTTAGATTCAAGCGGCCGGAAAGTAAAATCAAAGAATAGAATTACCATCCCGGAAGGATGGTATGCCCTACCCAAAGAATAACTATGGAATATCGAGGCGAAAAATTCTCTGGTTATAATAGCCCAAAATCAACCCCGGGCGGACCTAAGAAGTCTGCTGTGCTCGCGAAAGAAGGTAAGGTCGTAAGGCTCGTGCGCTTTGGCGATCCGAATATGTCAATCAAAAAACATATTCCAGCTAATCGCAAAAGTTTCCGCGCGCGACATAACTGCGCAGAGCCCGGCTCAAAGTTGAGCGCGAAGTATTGGAGCTGTAAGGCTTGGTAGTTTTTGGCCCTCTCATTGCTTTCTGGCAGTGTGACCCTCAATGTATTTACACATCTACAAGATTACACGCTGATAAACAGCGCAATCGAAAACATCCCAGAAGATATCAAGATCCGCATTTGGGTTCGTGATAACTTCGATAAGACAAAACTTCGTAGATCTTGCGAAGTTTTTTTCGTTCCTGCGATTAATCTTTCATGGATTCAAAAAATGCGTATGTGTGCGCGTTTGGCCCGTGAGGCCCAAGAAGCATGGTTTGGTTATGCGCACGACGACGCGACAATTAGCCGCGAAGATTTTAACAGTATGCTTGAGGCGCGCAAGACTGCGGGCGACAACATCTATTGGATTGTCACAAATAATCCCAAGCATCCAGAGATCAATGCAGACATCTATGCGCTGATCAACACAAAGAATTATTGGGCTATTGGAGGACATGATGAAGGCTTTCATATCTACTACGCCGACATCGACTTTCATATCCGACAAGCTCATAACGGCAAAAGTCAACTTGGCGTGTGTACGCCCTCGACCACGCACATCGGAAGTGCTGTGCTTAAGCGGCTAGAAGGCCTTGAAGCCGAGTTGTACAAGCTACAGCTTCAAAAAGACAAAGCGTATTTCAAACTCAAACACCCCAGCTTCGATGTCTAAACTAATCAGAATCTATTCGCCCTCGCTCGACCCAATGAATTCTTTTGGGCGAGTAGCATATAGCTTTGTTGAGTGTGTGCGCCGCTTGGGCTATAAGACAGAACTCTCAAAAAACAGAGAAGGTAAGTATTTTGTAGAGATTGGTGGCCCAGCGTCGTCAATAGATGCAGAATATTGTCTTTGTTTCTGGGAAACCACTAAACTACGGCCGCGAGATATTGAAATTATCAAGAATTTTCCAGAAAGAAAGATCGTAGTCACATGCGAAGAGACATCAAAGATCTTTCGTAATGAAAATTTTCCAGTAGATAAGATAATTCTGGCGTCAGAGTATGAGCCGCTGCCGCTGCCGTCATTTAACACCTTTACATTCTACACAATCTATCAAGATTGTACATTCTTTGAACGCAAACGCGCGCAGGATATTGTAGACGCTTTTCCGCGAGCATTTCCCCATCAAGAAAACGTGCGCTTGATCATGAAGCAAGGTGTGACTTGCACGCATCTTAAAGTATTTGATAGTCGCGTTAAAGTAATTCGAGAAGCTCAGCCAGATGTAGCATATCTGCATCGGGAAAATCACGTTTTTGTTTCCGCCTGTGGTGCCGAAGGCTGGGGCTATCCGCATCAAGACGCAATCGCGCATGGGCGTCCTGTGATCTGTCCTGGATTTGGCGGACCTGTAGAATTTCTTGATAACACCTGCGCGTGGCTCTTGCCCGTGCAAATGGTTCAGGCTCCCGGTCACATTTACGAACACGTAGGCGAGATAGGCAGGCTAAATGTTGACGATCTTGCATACGCTATGCGTTACGCTTATGATAATAAGCAAGAAGTCATGGAGAAAGCCACCGGGGCTTTTGTAAAAGCGCGTAACTTTACGCTCGATCAGATGACTGTGTCGGTTAAAAAAGCTTTCAATCTTTAATTTATGGCAAAAGCAAGAGACTATGGAGCTATCGCTAATGGCTCTACGAATTGTGCTCGGGCGATCAACCTCTGTCTCCAAGAGACTGGGGTTGTAGAGTTCGACGAAGGCACTTACGTGATCGGTGGCATTGGGATTAGCAATCCGCTCGATGCCTCGATCTATTGGGGATTCCCGGCAAATTATACGCGCGGAATCAAACTCATTGGCAAAGGCAAAGGCAAGACGATTCTTAAGTTTGCGGCCTCAACGGGCACTCATAGCGTGTTGCCTTATGGCTCTGCAATCTTTCTCGTCAACACCTACAGCTACATCGGCGACGACAATACGTTTGATGCCGGTGATTGTGTGATCTCAGGAATCACCTTCGACGGCAACTATGACGAGAACTATGATCCCGTCAATCCGTTCTTCAAAACAGTCTGCGGTGTTCGCCTTGTCGGCACAAATAACCTCATTGAAGATTGTGAGTTCAAAGGTGTAGGAATTGGCGTGGCCAATCAAGAAGCTTTTGCGCTGCAGAGTTATCTACCCTCGACAGCCGCCGATGGCGCAAAGGGTGTGACTGTGCGCAATTGCTCCTTCAACACCCCGGGCGCAAACAGTCGCCCATTGCCGCCCGGCTCGACCGCTGAGGCCGTAACGTGGGTTGCTTTTGGCGGCAACGGCATCGCAGGCAAATACGCCACGGGCTGCGTAGTTGAGGGCTGTGACTTCACAAACAACACCTTCGGCGCAAATCAACGCTCGCCATTGCACGGCATTACGCCAGCGACGACGCGCGGTTGTGTCGTAAGGAATAACACCTTTACAAACTTTCAAGGTCAACACATCTACGTCGACAGCTATAAGAACTTTGAGCTGCGAATCGAAGATAACAGCGCGACACTCTGTCCGCAGTTTATCTCCTTCGTCACGCAGAATTGGCCGCGCCTCACAGGCAATCCAGCCTTTGCGCCTTTGATCTCGTCGCACGTCAACGTGACGATTCAAGGCAACACTGTCGGTCTCGCGGGACCAAATAGCTTCTACTACGACTACAATCAGCCGCCCTATAACGCGACCTTCATGCTTTATCAGTATGATCGCGACGTCACGGCTCTCTATAATCCCGGCCTGATTCCGGGCTTTAAGAACATTAACATTCAGGGCAATACGATTAGTAATTCTGTAGGAAACGATATCGTATTCAACAACGGCGGCTATTGGCCCGCGACGGGATCTTTCCAAAACGGAGAACCCTTTGGCCCAGTGCCTAACATCACAGACATTCGTGTCATCCAACTCCCTACGTCGCCCACTGGGCCGCGCGCTTGGGACTATAAACCCGTCACCATCGAACCCGCAAAGAGTGCAAAGCCTGTCGTTTTGAACAGGCTCGTTTACAAAAGTCTTACGGTGGCTGGGTTTACGCAAAACTTAGAAGCTTGGGCTGGCGCGTCTCGAATTTTTGCCGTTCAGGATATCATCATTCCCAATCAAAACTTCTCTATTCGGCCCGGGCAAAATCTTAAGGTGCCTACTTACGTCATGACTGTAAAGTGGATCGCTCAGGGCGTCGTGAGGCGTTATAAGCTCTGGTCGAATGGCCACGAAGTCTTGAGTTATCCTCTGTACAACGGCGAGATTATTCCCGGCGAAGGCGCACAGTTCGAGTATTGGACTACATCTTTCGCGCGCAGAGCTTTCTCCGAGGCGTTTGAGCTAGAAACCGATATCTTAGAAAAGCCAGACTCGTGCTGTGACGAGGTTGGTACCGCGCTTGCGAACGGTATTTGTCAAATCGGAACCCTGCCGAATCCATATCCGACAGTCTATCCGGTTGAAAACTTCTACGTTTGCGCTGCGGATTAAATAATCCCAATCAACCCTAAGGGTTATCTCTTGTTTAAGAGATAGCCCTTTTTTACTTTATGGCTCTAAACACTAACCCTTTTGTCGAAGGCATCGACCCAACGAGTACGTTTGGCGGATATGCCAGCGTGCTGTTGCAACTTATCCGACAGGCCATTCCGTCGTCGACGTATGGCATGATCCTGTTTGACACCACGGCGCCCGACGTAACGGGGTCGAATGCGTGGCGTAAGACTTGTCTGTGGTTGAGTTTAGCGAATCCCGCTGAGCCAGCTCTTTACGTCTACAAGACTTCGTCGCCGGGCTGGGTCAACATAAACGACATCATCAGCCCGAACTCGATCACGACGGCGATGATTCAGAATAACGCCGTGACGTTGGCTAAGTTGTCTGTCGCCGGTGGCGCAGCGAATCAACTCATTCGCGTTAATGCAGGTGTGACTGGCTTTGAGTTTGTTTCTCTTTCTTCTCTCGTTACGGCGGGATCTATTCCAGTTGGTTCGTTGATCACGACGGGCATTCCCGTTGGGCAATGGCGTTTTGCAGGCACGTTTGGACCAGGCTTGGCAAATTGGTATACGTCACAAACTATCATCAATGATTTGGTTGATGGTTCAATTCCCACTGATTTATTATCGCCTGCGCCGGGAGCTACTACGCGTAGTAAGTTTCTTACTGGCCGTATAGGTGACACTTTTGCAGGATGGCGTTTTCTTGAGCCGAATGTAGATATGCTCAATGACACGCTGAGCGGCGGCAAGTTGCAAAATGGTACAGTTGCGCCCATTAAAATTGAATCTGCGGGAATTCCTGATGGTTATTTGTTGAGTAAAGTCGGAGGCGTTCCTGATTGGGTTGCGCCTACGACGGTTGCTGGAACAATCGTGCAGTATGTTACTGATGTTGGGTCATTAGGAACTTATGTAGACACTGCAGGTTCTTCGACTACATTAAATCATACACTGGGCGCAATGCCTTTAATGTTTCGTGTTGTATTGCGTTGTGAGTCTAATGACGCTAACTACGTAAACGGTGATGAAATTGATGCTCAGGAACTTGCATTAGATGCTAGTAGTGATTTTACTACAGCTTTTATGTTTTACGTTACCAGCACTTTTGTTAAAGTTACTAAAACTTACGGAGGTCATGTTGTAATTCGTGATAAAACTACTGGAGCGTATCATGCGATCAATGTACCAAATAAATGGCGTCTGCGTCTTTACGCCATGAAAGCTGCCTAATCTATGAACTCCCTCATCCAACAAGTTTCCGAGACGATTGGAGTTCTTCCAGACTCTCGCGATAAAGAAGCTCAAGTTCTCGCGTGGCTAAACCGCGCGGCCGTAATGATCTATGACCAATATGATTTGCCCGGTTCTGTGTTTGAGCAGTTTTTCTGCGTAGACAATAACAAACACGTTATCACGTTTCCGTGGTACGTGGGCGCCATAAGAGGCGTTCGCTGGCATGATTCGTCGCGCCTCGTGACCACGCGAGACATGAGGCCGCGTTATCACGGTGTGCCTTGGACGCAGCCTTATCTACAATGGCGACAGATCTCAGCCACGCCGCTACATACCCCGCTGACCAACGCGGGGCCTTTGACTTTTCAGATCAATGCGATAGAGACGCAGCCGTTTGACATCATCATCAACGGCCAGACTTCTCTCGCGGCGAACACAACCGAAGTCATAACCTTTACGCCCGGCGATCTCGTTAAGACCTCCGTCAATCTGTTCGAGCCAGAAAGCCCGTTCGGCATTACGTCGATCAAGAAGTCAGCTTACACCAACAGCGACGTGATCGTGCGCATGGCTGCGACTCAGCTTGAAGTTGCACGCATCGCAAACAATCAACTATACGCCTCAAACATCCGCGTGCAGATCCTTGATTGGAATGCAGGCACTCCGTTTATTCTCGGCGAAGATTGCGTAGAGGTTCTCTATAAGCAACGCTTCTCGCCCTTTGCCAACCTTAATTCGATCTGGACTGACGAGCGTCTCGTGCAAGCGTTGGTCTATGGCGTTAAGTACATCTATGCTTTCGAAAAAGAAAAGATGGATGTCGCTGAGGCAAGCAAGCAAGTGATGGCTGAGATCTGTAAGGGCGTGTGTGAGAATCTTGAAAGCGGCACTGAGCTTATGGTGCAGACTGAGCGTCATGCCGCGCAAGATGCTGCGATCATGTTCCCAGTGTGGCCGCTCGTGCAAGGAGGAGTTCGAAACCTATGGTAGTCACAAAAACTAATTGGCTTGGCGGAATCAATCAGCTTTCTGACATTAGCAAGCTGGGCGAAAACGAGTATTGGATTCTGATCAATGCGCGCGTTCGAAAGAACGTCGTAGAGGCTGTGAATCTGCCGCTCAATGTATCGAGTGATTTGCCAGTCGGCGAGACCTTTCAAGACATCACGGCCGCAGGCGGTCTCTTGATCGCGTTCGTGGGCGGTAAGGCGTACTATAAAACCACAAGTGGAAATTGGCTGTTGATTCCCACTTTCACAATGAACTCCTTACAGCCGCGTGTTTATACTGCACTTATTCCCGGCTCGACTGTAAACTTTATCCGCTCTGCTACGTCGTCGACCGGCAGCCTTACGCTTGGTGGTCCAGCTGGATCTTCCCCGTCGGCACTTATCGTGATGGATGGCGTGTTGCAGCCTTGGGTTATCTTGCCCGATGGCTCTGCGCGTGTCGTTGGGTCATACACTACGTGGACGAAAGAAACTCCTGAGTATGTCCCCGTTGCGAATTATCCCATGTTTTATAACGGGGTATTGTACGCCGTCACGTCATCGGCTGCGCCCACAGCTCTCTGGCTTAATCGCCCAACGCGCAATCAGATCGTGCGCTCCGTAACTGGGTCGCCTTTGAACTTCGTGATCGCCGTCGATCCTTCGGGCGACAAAACATCTGCGCTTGAATCAGAGGGCGGAGCTTTGGCGCTGGCGACTAACGTCGACTATAACAACATCACGGCGCTCTCGACTCTTAACTCCATTGACGGAGCATTTTTTGTAGGCACTGAGAACTCTGGCTATCTTGTATCTCCGGATCAAGCTAGTCTTATCTACGCAGAGCCTACTTTCCGTAATCAAGTAATCTCTTCGATTGGGCCGCTAAATCCTGATTCTGTTGTGGACGTGCTAGGGGATGTGGCATTTGTTCATGACACCGGAATTAGGAGTTTTAACGGGATCATGCAGTTTCGATATGAGGGTCGGAATGCACCTTTTAGCGGCCCAATCAATTCTCTCATAGACGGAGTCACGCAGTCAAACACAGCCACGGGCACTCACGACAACTATGCGTTGTTCTCTGTGGTGACAACTTACGGCAACGGCATTCTGTGGTTTGATATGCTGTTGCAGAAGTTTGTCTCTCTTGATATTTATCCCGGCGTCGGAAACATACTGAAGTTCGCGTCAACATTAGACAATGGTACGCGTTATACTTATTTCATGACGGCGACCGGGATTTATCGCCTATTTGGTTCTGCGCAAAAAGCGACCGTTACGTTGTATGGATCTGAGGTTGTTCCGGCGGATGATCATAAGAGCGTTAAGATGCAGACTTTGCGTCTTGGCTTTAATGGTGTGGCCGCAGGTGGGACTGTAGAAGCGGCGCTGTATGTCAACGGACAATACTGCAATCGTAAAGTCGTGACGATCAATCCGCTGCCATTCAATCCTAAATCCACAGGCAGCATTCCTTATAATGGCGGGCTGACTGAAGGCGTGTTTGCGACCGCAGAAGTCAATTTTATGGACGTGGCGCCCGAAGGTGATCGCGTGGGCGTGATGGTTAGGTTTGACACAGACGGCGCATTGATCTCGGCCAGCGCTGAGGTTACTCAAAGCGGCGTGTGGCCGAAGGTTAATCCGTTTGGAATGATTGGATCTGTCTCTTATGAGACCTTTGCGATCATTGGCAACGATGGCATTCCTGATATCGTCGGCGGAGTTACGCCGCCTACGTTTACTGCCGTTGAGGTATCGCAACGGAAGACAATCAATGCAAAGATCAAGGCGCTGAGTGGTCTAACCAATGTCATCGGCACGGGCAATCATAACTATGGATTGCCGTTTGGTGGATTCGGTGCGGGGACTGTTGGCGCGTTGGCTCAAACGATCACGCCGTTTTGGGATAGCATCAAAGACAAGCTTCTCTTTGTCCCCGGCACCGAAGATAATGACTCGGCGGCCGCAAGTCCGTTGTTTAACTATCAACAACATCTTCGTTACTTCCAACACACGACCGAGTATGTTGACATCTTCTTGATCAACACGGGCCTCGACACGGCTTTGATGCAGACTGAGATCGACAATGCTTTTGTGCCGCCTCAGACTATCGCCGACAGCATTCAGTTCCAATGGCTGCGTAATGCGCTGGCGAATAGCACGAAGAAACACAAATGGGTTGTCGTGCATCAGCCTCCTTTCACAAGCGGCGATGACTACTATAGCGCTACAAATCTTAACCCTGCGTTGGCCTTTATCCAAGCTGTGCCCTTTAAGAACTGGGGCGCAACTGTCTTGTTGGCTGGAGCTAGTGCTTTGGTTGAACGCCTTGATTGGAATGGGCTTCCCGTTCTTATCAGTGGTGCTGGCGGCAAAGCTCTTACTACCGTCCATAATCCTCCGATCGCGCAATCCCGCTTTGCTTCTGCCGCGCAAGCTGCCTATTGGGAAGCTTCTGTGAGTAAGCTAGGCGTAGAGTTTGTGTGCAAGAACGCAACTGGCTCAATTCTGGATAGGTATTTTCAACCAGTATGAGTTCTTGTATCAATGCGATTAAGCTTTTCGAATGGGTCTTGCGGCATCCTGGCCGCGAGGCTACGTTCGGAGAGGCTTCTGACATTGATATAATCATGCATTGTGATCGAATTCTCAAGAGCGAAAACACTGAACTCTTTGTTCTTGAGAAAGAGAACGAAACCCCTTTGGTTGCGCTATGGTGCGAGTTAGACCTTGAGCGCAAAAACATTCACATCTTAAATATTCTTGGCGACCGAGGCTGTCTGTTTAATGCAGTGTCTGCTTGGCAGGCGCTTTATCCCGGCTGGACCGTGAGTGGGGCGCGGCGCAAGAGTAAGCAAAACGTACAATACAGAGTTTCAGATTTTATCAAACAATGAACACATTTGAGATTAATCTCTCTAAAGTTCTCGGCCACTCGATGGTCTGGGAATCTACGCGACTGGAAGTTGACAACGGGATTCCTAAGGGATTCTTTGTTAATGGAGGTTCACCGGCACCGACAACACAAGAGTCGATGGCTGAGGTCATGAAGGCTTATCGGGAGAACATTATCCCGATGATTCAGCAGCAGGTTGCTGCGGCTCGGCAGTATGAGCCTGAGATGCAGAAGCTGCGCGAAGAGATTTCGCCGCGTGAGCAGGCGTTGAATGCGCAGCTGTATCAGCAGTTTGGACCTGAGTTTGCGCGCATCGGATCTCAGATTGCCCGGCAGAATGCTCAAGCTCAAGCCGAGACTGATCTTGGGATCGTGAGCGGGACGGGCCGTGAGCTTGTCCGTGAGGCAATGCGCACGCAGAAAGAAGCTGATCCTGAAGCTTATCGTGCGCGTGAACTTGCGCTGCAGAATCTTGAACAGCTTCAGGGTTCTCTCACGGATCCCAACGCTGGACTGAGCGGGGCTGAGCGCGCTGAGATTGATAGGTCTCTTGCGCGTGAGAACTATGCGCGCGGCACTGGCGCTACTCCCACGGCGACTTCGACTGTCTCGAATGCTATGGCGTTTGGTGGCGCAGGTGAGGCTCGTAAGCAGCAGCGACAGAGTGCTATTGCGAATGCGGCTCAGCTTGCGGCTGGGGCTGTTCAACCTTTGTCATCGCGCATTGATACCTTCCAGCTCACGACTGGTCGCCCGTCTGTTAATCAAGGCGAGTCTCGTACTGGACCTGCGCGTGAGGTTGGTCAAGAGTCTAACGCGATGGGCATGAATCTGTTCGGCAATGCTTCGCAAATGAGACAGCAAGAGAATCAGATTAATGCTCAGCGCAAGACGGGTCTCGATCAGTTTACGCAGGTTATGGGTTCGTTGCCGTCTTGCTGCTGGACTTTCGCTGAGGCGTTCTACGGCTGGGACAACATTCCTGATAGCGTGCGTGTGTCGCGTGATCTGCACTATACTCCTCAGCGTCGCGAAGGCTATCGCATGATGAGCCGTTTCCTTGTACCTAAGATGCAGACCTCCAAAGTCTGGCGTGCTATCGTGAATGCCCTTCTGATCAAACCGATGACCTCACATGCTGAGTGGTATGTCAACGGCAAAGGATTTGGATGGATCTTCAGTCCGCTCCAGAAAACCTATCTAGCCGTGTGGGAACATTACGGCGCACGCGCTGGCGTTCCTGCCGAGGCATACAACTTAAGGTTGGCCAGTGGGCCGTGGAATTTTGGCATTTACCCGCGCTAACATACGTTCCGCCGCATCATCACGATTTTGATGGCAAGTTCTTTAAGCTCTTCGGAAAAGGAATAATCAATAAAGGTCACATCACAAAGGTGTGGCCTTTCTTTGATTTCCGAGTTTATAACATTCGGAAGGGCGAAAGACACTGGCTACAAAACGACAACCTTCCTTTGATTTTCGTAAACATTCAGAAACATACTGGCACTGTGACAAGTGCTGGTGAGAACTTTGTGGAATAAATATTATGGCATCTCAGATAAATAAATACGCGCAGAATATCGCGAAGGCTCGCTATGCGACACCGTCTTATAGAGCGCCTCAACGTCGTGCGACGATTGATCCTTCTTTGTTTAGCGGTAAGACTGCGGCTAAAGGTGCGCCTCTGGCGTCTCGTCCGATCGAAGGCGGTCCTGCTTTGCCGTCGCCTCAGGAATACAATCCTATCATTGACGCTGAGAGCGGAGAAGATCCTAATGCGCCTCGTGTTGAGACTCAACAACCTATCACTCAACCGGGTTTTGATCCGCGCTTTATGATTCAAGGTGGCGGTCCACGCATTGATCTTAGTGGATTTTTTCCGGAGCGTGCAAATACTGCCTACGATCCTAGCAAGGCTATCGGTGGCGAGAATGTGCCTTATAAGCCTGCTGGGTTTTTTCGCAGTTTCCTTGGAGATCCTGCTAATCGAATGAACGTTGAGGCTCAGCAGGCTCAAGGTGCTGAGTGGAAGGCTGAGGCTGCTAGCGAGAAAGAACGAAAAAATAGACGAGAAGATCTTGACTATGAAATTGCTGCGCGCAATAAAGAATCTGCTAGACAGTTTGATATAGAGCAGAAACGTTTAGCTGATAAAGCTATTCAAGATGAAATCAAAGGCTACGAAGACGAAGCTGTTAAGCTTGCTAGAGAAGGCAACGAAGCCGTGCTTAAAGATGCAGACATGGTTCGTAAGGAAGCTGCTGATGCTGCTAAACTAGCTCTTGAAGAACGAAGAGTGGCTGCTACAGAAGCTTCCGTAAAAAAACCTCGTTATCAGTCTATTGGCGATGGATTGTTTCAAACTCCTGAAGGAGATCTTGCTGTGTTTCAACCTGAAATAATGGGTCTTTCTAAGGCAATGCCCGGTCGTCCTGCAAGATTCCGCATGCTTACTGGCGAAGGTTCTAAGCCGCCTGCTCGTTCTGTGGGTGATGAAGAAGTGGATCGCATTACCAGTAAACCTATTGTCAAACCGCCTCCGCCTGCGCCTGAAGTTCCTAACACTGCGTTATTACCAAGGTTTGGTCGTTCAGCTGGAGAGTATCTTAAAGGTGTTACGACAACTGCGACTGATCCTCTTCGATCTGTTGGAACTGATATCTATAAAGCTTTGTTTAGCTCTGGCGCTCAACAAGATCCTGAAGTTCTTAAACGTATAAAAGCTCGTCAAGCTGCACGTGAGAGCGGTGATATTTCCATGGGCTCTGATCCGATGTTCTACTAATATGACACAAGCACAATATCAATGGTTGAAGAATAACGGATATGATCCGACCGTCTACGATGTAGATGATCAGGGTAATATCTTTGAGAATCCTGTACAAAAGCCAGAAGTAATGTCGCCGCTTAGAGCGGGGCTTACTTCGTTTGCGGGTAGCATATTGCCTAGTGCGGCGGGTCTTGGTGGTGCTAAGCTGGGCATGATGGCCGGCGCGCCATTCGGACCTATCGGAGTTGGACTTGGTGCAATCGGTGGCGGTCTCGGCGCAGGTTATCTTACAGGTAAAGGTCAAGAGGCTGTCTTGGAGAACTATGCTCCTGAGGCTATTGCAGAAATGCAACGAGCCCAGACTGATCAACCTGTTGCTTCTTACGTTGGTGGCTTTGCGCCGTCAGCTTTAGCTTTTCGTCCGTCGCTGCAAGGTATGAGCAGTTTGCTAAGACCTACTGCTGGAGGCGCTGCGACTATGCGAGAAGCTTTGACTAGACCTGAGTTCCTTGCGCCTGCTATGAACGTCGCTGCAAACGTAGCTGGTTCAACCGCTGGGCAGCTCGTGAACATGAGCGAAGGCGGAGAGTTCTCTGGGCCTCGATTTGCTGCTGATGTGGCTCTTGGAACTTTGTTCAACAAGCCTACAAGATTGGGTCGTGCAATGGGCTTTCAGGATACGCCTGAGAATGCTCGTCTTCCCGATCCTGATCTCGCGGAAGCTCGTGCGCGAAAGCAAACTATACCTACTGAAACGGCTGAATTGCTTAGCCCTGAAAGTGTTGGGGTTGGACAACAGCGTAGAGCTCTTAATGCTCCAAGGTTTGACGAGTCTGGTCGTTTGCTTAATCAACCTTTTGCTGATGTTGAAATTGATCTTTCCCCAGAAGGTGTTGGTCGTCAGCCTGGTGTTCTTGAGCGGCCCTTTATCGAGGCTGAGTCTGCTCAACGACAACTTCCTAACGAAGGTCGTAAGCAGCTTGGGTATGATCCAGAACAACGTGAGGCTTTTATCGCAGATAAAGCTGACGAGTCTTTGGAGAATGCTTTCAAACAGCTTGAAGGTCCTGCCGAAGATCGTCCGGCTGCTTCAACTCTTACCGAAGATGCAAAGGCTGCTCAAGATTTGTTGAACGAGGCTAAGCAAACTGGTAATCAGGAAAACATTGCAGCTGCGCAAGAGATCTATGATGAAATCTCTAAGCGATTCTCTCGCGCAGGTGAAGAAGCATCGAATAGCATCACGCAAGAAGACATCAATCGTGCGAATGAGATTGCTAATCGTCGCGGCTTAAAGATTGAGCTAGAGCGCGCCTTCGCAGATGACGGTCAGGAAGTGCGTGGTATGTTTCTGGTTGATAAGAAGACAGGCAATCGCGTTATTCGTATCAATCCATTTATGGCCACGGCTGATACGGCTATTCATGAGATCGGTCATGACGTGTTTAGAGGCGTGACTAGTAAAGGAATGCGCCGGTCGCTGATGGATACTGCGATTGATAGTCCTGCGTTTAAATCAGAACTCGCAGCGCGTCAAGATGAAGTCAGGGCTGGGCGTTTAACTGAGCAGCAGGCTCGGGATATTGCGCTTGAGGAAGGGCTCATTCAGGCTTTTGGTGAGAGGCTGCCGAACGTCAGTCGCGGCGAGCTTCGTCAGTGGTTTGCAGCATTCAAAGCAAACATCAAGAGAATAACTACAGGCAAGATGAGTCCTGAAGATGCTCTTGCTTGGATGGATTATGCAACGACTGAAGCTGTGCCGTGGAAGGGTGTTGCTGTGGCGAAGCCGGGTGAAGAGAGACTACAGCGCCGTGAAAAGCCTGCTGAATTAAATGCGTTAGACGCTCAACTACAACAAGCTCAAGAAGCTGAAAGAGCTTATAAGCAACAAAATCCATATGATCGAGAAGGCATTAAAGCTTTAGAAGAGAATTCAAAGAAAGCTATGAATGCTTACTTTGAAAAATACACCGCTTGGGATGAAGCAAATCCTAAATATCCTGGGATTGAAAATGCACCGGAATTTTTGCCTAGTGAAGATAAATACTACAGAAGCTTTCAAGATCCTGCTGATGATCAAACTGGTTTGCGTCATATGGCGCAAGGAAAGATTTGGCCTGATGCATTCGTAATGGAGATTGAATCACCTCGCGGTGTCATAGACGCTAATAACAATGCTCTTCGTGGACGCTTTAAGCCTGAACAAGTTACTAAAATTATCCATGATGTTGATTCGTTTGAACCTTATCCTCACGATTACATAGCGGAATTGCAGCGTAAGTATCCCAACGCCGAGATTGTTGATGGCGTTCTAAACGATCGTGAAGATGGTTATAGAATACTTGGTCCTGCCAAGAGTGAACCTTCTGATGCTGCTAACATTCGCTACCAACGCGGCCCTGTTGGCAAAGCAGCCGAGGCAGTCAAAGGTCGCATCGACAAAACCCTAGGCGAGATCGACCAGATCACACGGCGTGGCGGAATCTATGAGACCGTTGGTCGTGCAATGAATCGTGCTTACAACACTGCCGAC